GATGAATTGCGCGGCTAAGGAGGAGTGGACACGTGCAGGTATTACAGCACTTGAGTGTGTGAACGATTCGATACAAACAGCTGACAATGATATTGCTACGACCGCAGTGATAGCTGGTCTCTACGACAAATCTAGGATGGTGGCTAGAGCTTTGCGGCACTATGACGACGTTCTTAAATCACTGCTGGCAGAAGGCCCACTAGTGACATCAGACGGACGAACAATCACAATCGAACCGCAAGAGCAGGACTATATCAAACCGTCCAAGGCGATACGGCTTTTCAGAGAAGAGTTGAAACTCACTGCGGATGAGGTTAATATTGCTCTCAAGATTACCAAGTCAGGATTGCAAGAAGTCTTGAAAGGACGAGCTCCGAGAGGCAAAGCGGCAGCCTACATGCGCACAGCCATGGCTCGCTTGTGCGAAGTTGGGGCAGTAGAGAAAGTCATCAAACCGAGGATCAAAGTCAGCAGGTCATAGGAGACGCCATGTCAGATTCACGAAACATCGACGCAGAGCCGGAAATTCTAATCGGGGACGAGCCGACTACTGCCCTCGCGCAAATCACAAAGGGCGAGGTGGATATGCAGGTAGTCACCGCAAAGAAGTATCCTCGAGATCTGGCTATATTCATCCGTAATGCTGAATCAATGGCCACTATTGATCAAGAAACGGCAGCCGCATGCTTCTACGTCCTGAAGCGTGGCGGCAAGAACATCGAAGGACCGAGCACGCGACTCGCCGAAATTGTTGCTAGCTGCTGGGGCAACCTGCGTTGCGAGGCTAGAGTCGTAGACGAAGACAACGAATTCGTCACCTCCCAAGGGACAGCTTGGGATGTGGAACGCAATGTCCTGGTGAGGATGGAGGTCCGTCGGAGGATTACGGACCGACACGGCGTGCGCTATAGCGAGGATATGCGCGTAGTAACCGGCAATGCGGCTTCGGCGATCGCTTTCCGCAATGCGGTTTTCAAGGTTGTTCCAAACGCCTTCACGAAATCAGTCTACGAGAAGGCTCGTGCTGTCGCTATCGGCACAGAACGAACCCTCGTCGATAGACGTGCAAGAGCTGTTGAGTGGTTCGGCAAAGCCGGTGTGACCAAAGAGCAGCTACTTGCGTTTCTCAACAAGGAAGGTGTGGAGTCGATCGATCTGAACGACTTAGGGATCCTGCAAGGGATCCGCACAGCAATCATGGAAGGCACAACGTCTGTCGATGAGCAGTTCGCTCAGATGGCTCCCCCTACTGCGGAGAATAACGACGAGCCGAAAGAAGGCGTTAAGAAAGTAGGTCGCCAGAAGAAGCCTTCACCGAAAGTAGAGCAACCAAAACCGGCCGATGATGAACCACCACCGCCAATCGATGAAGACGAGGTAACTTGGTAATGAAGATCACGAAACTCGACATCAAATCATTTATGAAAATCAAAACGGCCGAGATCGAGCCCGATGGATCTCTGGTCGTCATTGGAGGGAAAAATTCGGCCGGGAAGACAAGCGTACTCAACGCGATCGATGCTATTCTCGGCGGTAAGAAGCGCATACCACGCGACCCGATTCGTCATGGTGATGAAAAATCTAATATCGTCATGGAGACAGATGAGTTTGTCGCCAGGCTTACAATCACAGAGAAAGGTGAATATCTAAAAGTCGACGCGAAAGATGGTTCACGGATCACTTCACCGCAACAGCTGTTCAACGAGATCACGTCGCCAATCAGCTTCGATCCACTTGAGTTCGAGCGCATGCCTCCAAAGGAGCAAGCTGAGACTCTGCGTAAGCTCGTCGGGCTCGATTTCACCTCGGAGGACGAGAAGCGGAAAGAGGCGTACGATAAACGTACTGTGGTCGGGCGAGAGATCAAACGTCTGCAAGGGGCGATCTCGAAGCTGCCACCACGAACGAAGGTACCTGACGAAGAAATATCGGTAGCCGAGCTCACCAAGGAGATTGATCGCCGGCGAGAAATCAACACCACAAACGCCGCGCAGCGACTAACTCTCGACGGACTCCGTTCAACTGCCAAGGGGCTACTCGAGGAAATCAAGCGCACAGAGGAAAAACTCGCTAATCTACGCGAGGAATTTAAAGTCACATCCGACGAGGGGAAGCGTCTAGCCGCAGAAGTGAAGACGCTCGTCGATGAAGACCTCGAAGAGGTCCGTGCGCAAATCGCATCCGCTGAGGAGACTAACGCCGCAGTGCGGTCGATGAAGGAGCGGCGCAAACTCGAGGCAGAGCTCAAAGAGCAGACTGACGAAGCAGACCGACTAACGAACTATATCAGACAGGTCGATGAGGTAAAGGCCAATGCGACAGCGAATGCCAATTACCCCATCAAAGGTCTTGCCGCCACAGATGACGGAGTGACTTTTGAGGGTGTCCCATTCGAGCAAGCTAGCCAAGGCCAGCGACTGCGGGCGTCGACAGCGATTGGCCTGGCTATGAACCCCAAGCTCAATGTCTTGCGCGTGCGTGATGGTTCGAGACTTGACAAAGACGGGCTCAGAATCATGGCCGAAATGGCTGATGAGTATGACGCGCAAATCTGGCTAGAGAGAGTGAGTGATGATGGCAAAGGCTGCTCAATCGTGATCTGCGACGGGGAGATTCAGTAGTGTAGGACAAAGTAGTACCAACAGAATAAAATCAGCATCACCCCGTAGATTTTTCTTGCACGCTTCGGCCTAATCGACGACACTAGGATCATGACGCAAACACAGGAGACAAAGACGATGGAGACTATAGCGGCAGGAAGCGGAAAAGGGTTCACGGTTGAGCTGGTGGAAAAAGCTGGAAGGCGCTACGTGTACGTGAACGGTGAGCAGTTTACGAATCCAATGCTTAACAACAAAACGGCTCGGATCGAATACACCAGACTGCTCCGACAGTACACTGGGCAGTAGAGCCTGCCACGCCCTCCCGCTCCGGCCGGAGGGCTAGGCAGCGCTACCGCTGAGAGGAGAGACGGTAATGAAAATCACTTTTACAGTAACCACCAATACGCAAATTTTCGACGTTGAAAAAGAAGTAATTAGCAAAGAAGACATAGGCCAGGTAGTCCACCGCCTAGATGGGTGGTATTACCAGGGCAATTCTAAAAGCCTTTCTGCAAGCGAGTTACGGCAAATAGCCGATCATCTCGATGAGTTAAACAGCGGGTCAGGAGTCGACTAGCAGTAGCCAGCCTGCCGCGCCCTCCAGCCCTGCGGGGCCGGAGGGCTAGGCAGCGTTACTGCCAAAAGGAGACGACGATGCCGCAGGACGAATTAACGCCACAAGAAGTCAAACAGCTCGTCATCGACGCCCTGACAACCGACAACACTCTGCAGTACGGGCTGACCGAAAATGGCAAGCGGAATGTCACGCTAAACCCTCGTGACATCCTGCACGTGGCTGCGGTAATAGCAATGAGGCTACAAGGCAAAAAGGTTGCTGAACTATGAGCGGTGTAATATCGTGCCTTAAATGCGGCAACGACATGGTCATATCGAATGATCTCTACGTGTGTCTGTCGTGCGGAGATCATCTACGTGCTCCAGCACGTGGGTCGACTGACGTAATTACGGGGAGGCTTGACAAGATCGAAACTCTGCTATGCCAAACGCGACACCGCCTCAGCAACGCCGAGCAAAAGATCGAGAGCATGACTCCATTGAGGCGCGAGATGGATGCCGTACGGCGGAGGATGAAAAAACTCGAGGAACGATTCAAGAAGGATGGTACTACAAAAAATACAGAAGGAGAGATGCATGGACATATATCTAGCCAGACAGCTGGCGATAAAATGCCTCATCGAAATCGCCCGTGACGCGTGTCGTGACGGGCAAATCGGTGATCTCTGCCGGCGAGAAGGCGTAGACGATGTAGATGCGGTTGAAAACGCCTACGACTGCGTGGTAGAATTGCTTTCATGTTCTGTCGCGTGTGAGCCGCCTGGTGCGTGCGAACGCAATCAGAAGTGCAATGTGCACACTTGGCGGAAAGGGGTTTGAGATGACATTGAGGAGTCGGATTGAGTATTTTATCCGCAATGAGGTGAACGTCGACGTTGCGTTCGCAGTACTGCTTATCGCCTGCATATTAATCTTCCTGCTCGTTCTCGGAATGTGTTCTGGTTGAGAGGTGATCAATGTCGGCATTACTTCATAGGCCAACGTTCTCTGCTCACTTGCCCACTTGTCACGACGAAAAATGCCCTGGTTGTGAGCCAGATACCCCCATTGCAAGGGCGAGACACAGGATCGCAGAGTTAGAAAAAGAGCTAGAGGAGGCCAAGTATCGACTACCATTTGTTACTGGTAGTCGTGCGTATGGCACACCGAAGAAAGACAGCGATGTTGATCTAGTCGTTATTGCAGACTTCGATGATGATTTTTTTGTGTCAATGATTTGGGATTTTGCAGACGATAGAGATGGCAGTGATTGTGGATCATTGCACTTCGGAAATCTCAACATCATCTTTGTTGATGCTAACGAGTATGACCGATGGAAGAAAGCCAGAGATCGATGCATAGCCGAAAGGCCTGTGACACGTGAGAGGGCTATCGAGATCCACAAGCAAGAAAAGGCCGGTAGGTCATAACAACAAGGAGACAACCATGAAGCACTACTTTTGGATGAAACAAAGCGGCGGAGGATGTGATTACACAATTGGGTGCGGAGAAAAGCTCGTCGAATTACATGGCGGGACGGTAGAGGACCGTGATCGCGAAGTAGTCCAACTGCTTGAGGATTACGGAATCAATGAAGATGAGTGTCGGTTGACTGAGGCCAAGATCTTGATTCTCAGTAAAGACGTCATGGAAACGGTAGATGAATTTACTACCGCGCAACGATTGGCTGAGCACAACCAACAGATCGAAGAGAAACGACAGCAGTTTGAGCGTCTCAAAGAGGAATTGGGAGAAAAATGACAGGTGACGAACTCTGCACTTGGGTCTGGATATGCTATTCGTACGCCGCGGTATTTGTTGTCGGCGTGATGGCTGGTATAGGCATCGCGCAGAGGATGCGCAGATTTCGCGGGTATTGCCCGTGGATAAGTGAGAAGAAGTGTGTCTACTTAGAGGAACGTGACTCAATGGGCGAGCACGTACCCACCGATCAGCGTCCCAGCTGCGAACCCCAGCACACCAACCACGATCGCGACTGTCAGCGCAAGACCTGACAGAAAACCCGCGCTCTCCTGCTCGGCGATTCTTTGCGCCCTGTCCCAGGCCAGGGCTTCTTTCACTGCTGCGTTGACAAAGTCAGGCATGACCTCCCTTTGGATGCGCTCGAGCTGCCGTTGCATCAGACCCGGTAGACCCTCGCAGGCTTTGAGTCTCTCTGTCAGCGCGACATTGTAGGGATGAGACAGCCAGATGCCTCTGCCCAGCTCGAGCTCGCCGGCGAAGCATTTGGCCTGTCCCGGTGTACGGCGCCATCCCGACAATCCCTCTGGCCATTCCGGCAGGGAGGGCGCCTCCCAAACATCATCTCTTGGGGCGAGCTCTGGCACCGGCGTCGAGGCGATCAAGCATGCCGCCAAGGTCAACATCGTCAGCATCTTGCTGCTCCTTCGTCTCTGTGCGGTCCTGGCGCGTCTCTAAGCTCGCCAGGTCCTGGGCGTCGTGCCTGGCCTTTTCGGCTCTCCTGGAGGCGTCGGCGGCTGCCCTTTTCGCGTCCGCTGCTGAAGCTGCAGGCTTGCGCCTCAGCCAAAGCGCAGTGCCAGCGCCGCCGAGCAGGAGCCCGAGCAGGCCCGCTATCCATTTGAGTGCCTTGATCACGGCTTGTCCGCAGGCGTAGCGGCCTTGGTGCCGTGCTCGATGATGTTCCCGACTACAAAGATACCCCCACCCCATTGCAAGATATCCAGCGTGCAGGCATGGAATTGCTCAGCAGTCATGTGCCCGCTGAACAGCGCCACAACACACGCGGCCTCAGCGACGGCCATGGCCGGGGCGAGGATGGCCAACTTGCGCCGGCCAGGGACGGCTACCGTGTCTAGTATGGATGCCAAAAAAGTCATTAGCTTTTGCATGTCAACTCCTTAAACCTCAAAACAGCCTCGGCCGCAGCCTTAGCCATTCCATCACGAACCTTGTCGTTTTGCAATGCTCTACGATCAGCATCGTTTGTAGCGAATCCCCACTCGATCAGAACCGCTGGAATCCCTCTGCTAGTGTAGTGGCTAAGATGCCCGTAGGCATTCTTCGTCCAGTCATTCGGACTAGCTGTAATCAGATAGTCTTTCTGTCTCCACAGTTCTTTCGGCAGACCTTTGATCAAAGCTTCAGCTACGCAATGGGAGAGCTCATCCTCAGGCACGACAAAACAGATCGTCCCGCTGCCGTGAGGATTGCCTTGCCCAGCCCTGTGGTGGTCTTGCCCGTAGAACAATCCGTTGACATGATGCAGAAAAGCTAGATCGGCCTTCCACTCAACAGCTCTACGAGCTCGTACAGTGTAGCGAATGTAATCGTCAGATGTCCTAGCCATGCACTGGTATTCGCACAGGCTGGAGAGTCTGTCCATGAGTAGGTGGCCGAAATCAATCACCCAACTCCGTTCGACGAATCCAGCGTATTGAAGCCCTCGGTTGTGCCCGCCATGTCCTGGATCATGGATCAATCTCATTTAGTTTTGTCCTGCAATAGCCGAAGAACTGTATCAAGCTTTCCGTCTATTCTTGAAAGCGTCATCTCAAGTGTGTCAACTCGATCGTCTGTCTCGTCTAATTTCTTTTCAACCTCGGTCAGCTCATCCTTTGTTGCCGCGCTAACCGGAGACGCAAGATTCATCTGGCTACACAACGTCAGGCTGAGTACCGCAATGGTGAGGAGACCAACTACAATCCCAATAACAGCCCCCCACCATTTGACACCCCTTGATTGTGCTGCCATTGCTGCTCCTTAGGGTAATTCGTAAGCAGGTATTTCATACTGAATACCAGAACCATCCTCTACGACAAAACAATAATCTTCGTTGAAGTAAATGCATTCTTGTTTGCTGAGTAAGCGTAGAATCCCCACAACCAAGGCACCGTCTATTTTTGATAGCGAAGTAGCTCCCCCAACATGCAAAGCATAGTTGTCTATGGTGCCAATATCTGATGCGCCTCCAACATACAGAGTTGTTGTGTGACCAACTGTCGAATTGTCCCCAAGATTCACGGTCGGTGGATCTACCCATATGCTTTTGAGACTGGATATGTAAGAATCATCCACGGTGTTGACTGTAAGATACTGCCACCAACCATAGACATCATAACCCGTTGTGATTGTTGGTTGCAGCCTAAATGGAATATACATAGCATCGACAGTTTCTGACATTTGTACATGGAGCATGGCACTGGCATCTTGGAAAAAACCAACAGCCAATCTTCCGAGAATACTGGCTTGATCGCCATTTTCACCAATAACCACATTTCTATTTCGTCGTCTAATCAACGAGCGTTCTACTCCATAAGCGTCTTTTTGAAAGATCCACGCATCATTATTGACCCAATTGGATAGAAAACCATTTACAGCACGAAGACGTAAATCCTCGTCCATGCGCCATCCTTCTAATCCATCTGTCCTGCGCAGTTCTAATTGCCCCTCTGTACGAAGCGAGCATAGATCAGTCTCCCACATGCAGTTAAGCTGTAATGGCCTGACATAAGTTGAATCGTTGTCATCCCACGAGAATATCATCTCACTCGATGTCAATTCACTATTGCTGTCATAGTATTCGCTTTCGATCTGAAAACACCACGACGGTTTGTTAGTATTATATCCGAAGATTGTGTTATCGTTATAACACAATCTAGAAACGTGATCGGTAATGCCAGAAAATACAGCTTTATCATAAACTAGGGTGTAATCATTTTGTTGAAAATCAGACCAGACTTCTGGGGAAGACAGTGCGATAAGTATTAGAAAACACATTAGTTATCACTCCTGGAAGCCTCAATCCACGTTGTACCATCATAAACTAACATTAATACATCGTATTGCCCCATTGCAAATGCTCCGGACAACTCGCTAACCCCTGGTGAGTCAGAGAAATTACATACATTTGTTCCGACATTCGTAATACTTACCATCTCCCCCTCATATACACCAGACTCACCAATTGTTATGTTGCACCCATCCCCATCATTACATGTCAATTCGACATACGATTTAGTTGGGGTCAAGGTGTGTGCCCCTGGATCACCATTCCCTGTATCATTAATAGTATCTTTATCTGCTGATATTACTATTTGCCCATCAATGATAGTCCGGGTGTATGACTTGACTATAGAGTACGCCACATTAAACCGGAGAGAATTATTTGCAACTATTCCAACATTGTCCGCACCAGACCTATAGATACCTGTACCTGTACCGTCGTTATCAGCTGCAAATACAATTGCTGGTATCGATACTGTGCCGGATGGGATAAGTAATGCTGCTGTACCAGCGAAAGATACGTACGGATTCCCACCGTCCTTATAGAACTTCAACGGATCGCACGGCGATCCATCACAGTCCGCCTGAGTGAGCCGCAGGCCATCTGGTGAACCATCCGTATCGTGCTCGATACAAAAATCATCGTCGTCGCCCCAGCACACTGCCACGTCATCATCGTACTCGGAACCATTGCTGCTAATAGCTGCGATGACAGTAGCGAGTGTGGTGGCATCTAGAGCGTCAACGTTTTGCAGTGTCAAAGTACCAGCTGCATCAGCAAATGGGATAGAACTGCCGATCATGGGGCCGGATGAGAAAGTGCAATAGCTAGCGTCGCAGACGATCTCCGCAGCCCCACCGATTGTCAATGTGACTTCGTCGGCGCCAGTGCGACACAGGTATGTATCCGAGTCACTCTCCTGGTGGAAATACAGACATTCTCCAGCTAGATTATGTGGGCCGGATGGAGTAAAAATGCCGTACCCGCCACCAGGCGGATTTGGTTGTGAAGGCAAAGTGATAGCAAGCAATAAGGCTAGATTGACCATGATTTATCCCTCACTTATTGTAGTCAGAGCAAGCCTTGCCGACAACAGTGTCATCTGCATCATTTGTATCAGATGAGATGACGACTTTCACCGCGTTAGCGTTTCTCATATCGACATCTATCCAAAGATCATCATCACCAGTAATGTCTTCGGTGATTGAATACTCGCTTTGCGCGTACGCCCCGCCGCCTGAGTACGTGTGGGCAGGCACTCTACCATATGTGGTACCGCCATCTGCCGACTTGTAGATAATCACTGTGATGGTAGCAGGATTCCCACTTCCAAGAGTGATACCATAGTAGAATCCAACCGATGTTGCTTTATCCATCCCGTCAGACTCGGTGAGCTCGATGGTCCTCGCTGCCTCAAGGGCGTCGAAGTTGGTGCTGATTCCTGAATGCGTTCTTTTGGTCACTGTCATGATTTCCCTCAATGAATGCGAAGTCCTTGAAAAGTCGTCCTGTGCAGAGAAGATGTAACACCTTGTATCTGCAGAGTAACGGTGTCATTATGATATATTGTAACACCAACTTGATCACCAGCGACTAACGGTATTTGGCAGGTTCCTTGAAACATTTGCCAGTCGTCACCCGTACGCAGATACCTCTCATCAAGCATGGTATACGTAGCAGTGTTTTTGTATATATACAATGCTCCTTGAGACCCCCCGCCAACAAATCCACCAGAAGATCTATACAGCTTTACCATAGCTGAAAATAAATACACTCCAGCAACTGGAGCAGTAAAGAAGTATGAACTTGACTCATCGTAGTCATCACCATAATCGTATAATTCTGCTTCAAATTGGATCAACGTTTGAGTAGCGTTTAAGACATTTTGACCAGAAGCATTTCTATAGGCAAAAAATGCGATTGGCATTTCTTCGCCGTCGGCATCATCGACAAATACAAAGAATGATGTATTTGCTTTTGCAATAAGTAGAACTGCACCTCTAGCATTTTCAGGAACCGTTACAACACCAGCAATACGATGCCACGCCCCCGCAGACGGTAAAACCGCATTATGTATATATGTAGTTGATAACCAATCACCATCACCATCGTACCAAGCCACACCTACCGATACGGTATTACCGCCAGCGATACTAGTTGCTTGTAAAGTAGCTTCGACATCAAATAAGTTACCTTCTTTCACAGAGACAGGAGGGGAAACGTATATATATGGGTTACCGGTAGGAGTGGTATTCTCGAATTTAATGCAATCAGGACCGATAGTATTAGCGTGATATGTTCCAGTTTGGCTACTAGTATATGTGGGGTGAGTCACTGAAAACTCATCGGATGCCCCTACGTTTGCTATGGTATACTCACCGTTGTAATCTGTGGTACCAGATATCCTCACCCACTGACCGATCTCAAGACCATGGTCCTCCGATGTGGTGACATCGATAAAGCTGCCGTTATTACCAATCGCTGTAATAGTACCGATACCATTTTGTATATCAAAATCGGATGCCCAAGTAACATCAGTTCCAGCTGCTTCCCATCCGTCTGGTGGATACGTACTCATCTCGTCACCACAACTACTACAAAATACCAATACGAAGAATAGTCGCGCCATAGCATTTCACCTCAGTTTGTTTGTCTAGGTGTAGCATAGCACACTATCCCCTTGAACGGAATCGAAAAGCGGGGTTAGGATTTAATCTTCGGGCTGGGGATGCTTCCCTAGCCATTTGCGCAGGAGCCACGATATTCGCTTCTAGCTGAGTGGAGGCGCTTATCCCACCTGTGTCTACATTTCCGGCTTGGACGATGTTGTCGGCCAGCTTCTTCTGATTTCTGAGATCGGTACTTCCGGTGATACCAGATCCGTCTGTGACAACCTTGGCAATCCAGATCTCGAGCTCAGCCTTAGTTGGTACCGCGGCATCGTTTGTTACTTCATACATATTCCAGTCACCAGCAAGCATGTTGTATGTGACATAAGTATCTTTGCTTGCTGTGAATGTAAAACTCTCCCCAGGAATATATGTACTGTGATTAAATATAATCAGATTCCCAGCTGATATATCACCATCAAACCCAGAGTCTATCGAAAACTCAAGCCCACTAGCGACTGTAGGCAACACTACATGACCTTTGATAAGAGAATACATAACTCGATCAAACGTTGTCCATCCTGATGGTTGACGTTGATTGTAGCTACTTGTCGGTGTTATCTCTCCAGCATATGCTAACCACCAAACAATTTTATTTTCCTCAGGCCTTGGCTCTTTCTTGACAATCTCGAATGCTTGGGTCCCATCTAAACCATCAACGTCGTATGCAACAAAATACTTATAGTTCAAGTAAACTAAGTCGGCTAGCTGTTTATCGAACTCAGCCATTGACGTCGATATCTCTACGATATCGACTCCATATGACCATCTTTTGATGATATTCTCCGCTACTGCTATTGGTTGCGTGATGTCGATGGCTGGCGCAAACTGTCCCCACGCAGCAGGTGTAGTGCCAAACTGCCCCCTAACCATCGTGTTGACGGTCATCACATTGCTATATGGACCTTGTTTTGTGCTGTTTTCGTCATAGAAGTATTTGTACGATCCAACACCAGAGGTAGTAGCTGATGTAATTTTGACAACTTCAAAGTTACCAACGCTGTCTCTGATCATCACATAAGCTGGTCTTGTTACTGATATTGTATTATCTGTTGGTTGTGGTCCAGCTAGCGCCCCACGCATCCCCGTGAAACACGCCGTGAAGTGCGACATTAAAGACATTGAGGTGTCAGAATCCGAAATACCCCCTGCACCACCAACTACCCCCCAAGCATTTACCCATTGGGTGGAATACTTCTTTTCATATATCCTATCGCTACCTCCTTTGAATGCATGGTCAGATTGGCTGTCAGTGTCGTTGTGTTCCCACTCGACTCTACCATCTCTCCTAGAGTCACCAAAGAATTCTATTATCACTCTGTTGATAATCTGTGTCTTGTCCTCAAGATGATCGAATTCTTTTATATCGCGTTCTCTCCATGTGCAAACTGGAGTTGCGGTTGAATCGAATCTTGTAAAAGATAGCTTGCCCTCCTCGTCGATAACGATCGTTCCACTCAATAAAAACAATACTTCTGCTACTAACTCCCATGCCGATGTTGGTTCGCTTATCCATAATGGATTTGCGTTACTCTCTCGCCTCGACATGCGGAACGTGTTCCAATGGCTTATCGACGAGGTGTAATTTCCAGGGTCGAATGTGGATGTGTTTATCAAAGCTGTTGGAACGCCAGCCTTCTCGAGTATCCCTGTTCCATCACCATAGTACAATACTTCTATCAAATGCTTGTCAACCCACGATCCAGTTATCTTTGCGTCGTTCAAAATTGAAAACGCATCTAGGCATGACACACTTATCACATTACCGCTACCATCACCAACAATCTTATTAATTACCCCAGATGCATAGAAACAAAAATCATTCTCAGGTATATCTGCTGAACCAATTTTGACCGTGAGAAGTTGCCCTTTTAATCTGTTATTAACAACTATCGGTCTTAGATATTTGTCTCTAAACTGAGCCACCAACTCACCAATACTTACCTCCCTTGTGATTGGATCAACTTCTGCAGCTACGGGTGATGGCGCCTCGGCAAGACCTGTCTGATATGAAAACTGATCACATGATCCGCTGAGTGACTTCCACTGTGTCGTCCCGTCGTCGATGATAGCCAGATAACGTAATCTCTGATTCCGTCTCTGAACTCCACGTCTCCAAGTATCTGTGACTGATATAGCCATCTATTCGTTCTCTAAATAGGCACCCTCTGGTCCTTGCTCGACAGCTTTGATCGAAAATCTAGCCTTTTGAAATCCTTCCCTTGGCAATACTAAATTGGATCCCTCTCTGCTCATCAAGTTCCATGAATCTGGCGCACTTGATGGTTGCCAGCACCAAACAAACGAACCTCGAGAGTTTTTCCACCACGTTCGTACGTCACCAACCTCCGACTGCTTTAGAGTCCATTCGGCGTCCAACACGAACTGATTTTGGGCCATGATGACTTGATCAATTACGCCACCCTTAGTAGGCCCGCCTACATCGACAAGATCGGTCAGATTATCTGGGTTGAATCCGTACCCAGTCCATCGTGGCATTTGGAGTCTGGCCCCAATAATCACCTCAGTCAACTGCGGAAGAAATGTTGACCCATGGGTCATCTTTAGCCTGCAGTATCGAACATCAGAAAACCGCTGAGGCGTACCAACTGCGCCACCAGGATCTAAATCGAGTTGCATAATTCTACTATCATCTAATAGCGGTAGCGATGCGGCAAGATCGCAGGAGTCTACCGCAGAGAAATTGCCGTTCTGATTCTGATCGAATTCTAGGGCAAGACCTGTTATGTTGGCTGTTCCAAGATTATGCCCTGGTGCTATGGCGCAAAAGTCTACGTCCACCGTAATGCCAAAATCAAATATTACATAATACGCATTGAAGGAAGAGTTGGGTTGCGAAATTAAGTCACCCTCACCATCGTAAAGACGATGAATTGGGTAATCAGAATCTGTATAGTCTGTATCGCCAGTCGTGCCAGTCCTTCCCCATTTTTCCAACGTTGGCTCTACTGGTATCATGTTCGCGCCGAACAGAGGTTTATCAAGAGCTAGGTTGGCAAGCTCAGTCGCGCTAACGTTTGCATAGCCGTAAGCCATCTGTCATCCTTGAAATGCAAACTTCGGTCTAGACTTCTGTATCAATCTGTCGAGATCTCTAGCCTTGCGTTTTGTGTCGGCTGTGTTTGTTGGGACCAATGTCTGCTCTGAATAGTTTACAACAACGCTACCACCCACAGACCCTCGACCGCTCTCCATAGATGATACAAGCCTATCAAGTAGCTTCGTCTGAGTAGGATCTAGAGCCACCTCGTTCCCTCTCATGAGCACTGGGTATACATCTTCTGTAGAACCACCTGCAGGAGTCCTATACCCTCTAGCAGCTTTTGCTGGAACATCGGCAAGAAAACCTTTGGCGATCGCCGCGGCAGCGGCGGCGGCGGCGAGTCCTATGGCGACACCAACGATGGGAAAGTCTTGATGCGCAGCAAATGCCCGAGCTGCCGCCATAGCTGCCACCGCGTTGATTGAGATGACTACCGAATCTATCAACGCACTGACGACAGCCTTCCCGACATTTGCTGACGAAGCTATGGCAGCGGTCGCCACATTTGTCCATGCGTTGCCGATCTGTCCTATAGCTCCAGCAACAGCCTGAGCCCCCTCTTTCTGACTGTTGTACTGCTTCATTTGGATTTCGTTGACACGGGTCAAATTCGATATGCGGAGTTCAGTCAACCCGTTATCAATGGTCATTTGTAAATTGGCTTGGCGTTCAACCCTCTGTAGTGCGGTCATCATAGCTTGCTCAGCTAATCTTGATCTTTTCGTCACTCCATCCCAGCTCTCAGCAAACCGCAGCATAGCTGGTACAGCTTCATTATTTACGAAATCACGAACAGTTGTTTGAACTCCACGTATCGAGTTTTCAAGAGATGATTGTTTTGCCACTTGTCTTTCTATAGCAGCAATATTTTCATTAGCCCCATCGTGAAAGGCTTTCGATAAATCTCTAACCGTTCCAGATGCCCCCCGCAAAGACTCAGCTAGTTCATCCCGCCCAGCCCATTCACTGACTGATGCTAGACCATCCAGCAATGATGCGACGTCGCCCACCATTGATCCGATGGTGCTGTTGACCACCGAGCCGAGAAGATTCCACGCTTCGATCAATCCAGACACGGCACGAGAAACCCAAACGAGACCTTCGCCTACCCCATCAACTAATACGTTAGCTGCGGTTTGGAGGAATTCGATAATCCTTGTGGCTATCATCTGCCTGTTAGTATTTATGTAATCTATAACTGACGAGCCAACTTTGCTAAAAGACTCCTGAAGTCCAAGTATTGCAGGTGTCAGGAGATCGACAAATACCGCCCGTGTATACTGCGCTTCCTCAGCAAGCAGTCTGAACTTCTTGGTGACCGAATCGTTTTCCCCACGATACTCTATCATTGCTGTAATATTCTCAAGGACCATGGATCTGAAAATCTCCATTCCTTTGCTAGCTATTTCCATACCCTGATTAAGGAATGTAGTCGCCATGCCAAACGCTTTAAATGCTAAACCTGCTTTCTGCCCAGCTTCTCTTACAACACCAAGGGATGATTTACCAATTGAACCTATCCCTTTCAAGACGCTTGTAGCCTTGTCCGATATCTCAACAAGTATTCCTACTCTCTGCTCAGCCACGATCCATCTCCAAGCGTCTACGTCCCATCAATTCTGCCTCGGCCTTTTCGCATGCTGCAACACAGACGTTCAAAGCTTCGTAGACGTACAACGGCTGGTCAAGCACGTCACCATCGAAAGGCAACGCTCCAAATCGCTTCCAGTCATTGTACCATCCAATCATCCGGTCAACTTCCTCAGTCAGGTACGACCTGGGGCACATATCGACCCTGTCATCCCAAGCAACTCCAAACATCGTCCCAAACTCTCCACAGCAGTTTCGTGATCTCCTTTTCTCATCATCATCCAACCATAGCTCTGGGTCTTCATCATCCTGATCCCCTAGCTGTCCTGGCTCGATCGTTGGGTCGCATCTTGAGCACCGCCATCCGCGTTCCTCGTCTGGCGCGAGAACGAAGTAGCGGATGGCGAGCTCAATTTTTTTGCTAGGCCATCCTCCAAGTGGCCGATCTGCATTAGAGCTTGAGTGACGTCAGTCTTGATGTCCTCTTCATCAGACTCATACAAATCGGCTCCAGTGGTGATAGGGTCACCATCGTTAATGGTTAGGTTCTGGATGTTACGAACATGCTCGTCAAAGACTTTTTTAAACTCTCTGCCTAGCTTGGCCCGTTCTATAGGACCCTTATCAGCCATCATAGCAAGCATGCCGAAGCGCTCACGCTCACGCTTGCTCATGAGTTTAAGCTCCATTGTGATCGCTTCTTCAGGATTCTCGATGAACAGATACCGCTCATCGTCGACCTTGGGAACGTACAGCTCCCACTCTTCGATCTTTCCTCTGTGGCGCGCCATTTTCTTGCTCCTTACTGATGAGTTATAATCAACGGACCATTGGCCCCACTGCCATAGCCGCTATAGGTAAGCGTTGCGGTCCCAACTCCATCCTTGGGAATGGAGACATCTGGGAACACCGCCCGGCCATAGTCAACATCAAACTCGAACTTACGGCCACTTGTATCAGGACCAGCCCGAAATGCCAAGTCCACATTTGCGAATGACTTAGGATTTGCCAGCAAGTATGTTTGATCCTGACGTATACGAAACGCTAGAACGACTGTGACCTTGGCCATACCAGGCACGAAATCAGATATGCGCTGTGAGATGATCTCGTCTTCGAACGCATCGTGGTTGTTCTCGAGCGTGATTTCAACCGACTGGACAGGTAGGATGCTAGCACTGTCTGCTTGTACAGACCCGAGGACCCCAGAGATTGGAGAGCCTACATACGTAGGGGTTGGGACAAATGGGTATATGACATCGCTTTGTGACTCAGTGATGCTAGCCGCTGAATCATCGTCTGCGTTCACCACAGTAAGAGCTGAATGCCAAGTGCCAGTCCCATCGTCTGATACCCACGTGTCTGTAATTTCGAAGGTGTTGGTTGACACGTTGGCAACTACAAAATATCCGTTGTAGTTTGTAGTGCCAGAGATGATCACGTATTCACCATTGGTCAAACCGTGGGCCGCGCTGGTCACGGTAATTTGCCCGCCACCTGCGTTGGCGAAAGCAGTAATCGACCCGGTCGCATGGTCGATAGAGACCTTGTATCCGAGATCGTTCTGACCATCATCTGCGTCCACCATAATCACGCTGTTGACACCATACTGGTAGTAATCGGCAGCCGCAGGGAGAATATCGTCCCCAGCGCTAACAGCTTGCTGCAAAGTGCTCTGCCCTGTGAATGCCCACCCGAACGCGCGCCCCTCTGCGTGTACCATGGGTTGTGTGCCGCCGGCAAGTTTGAAGGAGATCTTGTCAACAAACGCTCCCCACATGCACTCTTGCCAGATTTGATTGAAGTGCCTTGTCAGGGACAAGGTAGGCCAAGCCTGAGCACTACTGACTGAATACTCCCACTTTGAACTCGCCCCGCTGTTGTCTGTCCCAAGAGCCGCAGTAAGCAGCGCTCCAATGTCTGGCTCAGTTGCCCCAGTGCCTGACGGAATCAAATAGCCATCCCATGACCAAGCGTTTTTCTCCTTGTCTTGGATGGTCTCGACATGATAGCGGTAGTCATGGTTGTCATCGATCGGCTCGTCGACAATCTCGTGTTTCATGGAAGACTGTTGAGTCTTCACGGCATCGGTTCCAGCAGGTCTTTGGAAAGTTCCTGCGGTGCTCTCCGTGGCAACGTAAAACTTCTGATTACGACCTAAGACGTGCGCCTGTCCGCTAGCAATTCCCATTGTCGTTCTCCTCCGTGTCTGCAATCGCTTGTATATCGATCGACACGTCTACAGGTTTGAAGTCACCCAATTCAAGAAGCGATTTGACAAACCCCGGAGGACCCATCACGAACTCTCCAGGCTCAAGCCACGTTGCGTCTATCTGTCTAGTCTTTGCTGGCCCAATGTACTGAGCCGCAAGACCACTAAGTACTTGATGTTGTCCGCTCATAGGTCACTTCCCATCTCATAACAAATGTACCGCTGTACCCATCTATGGCGCCGCCTTCTAGACGATCCGGGTCTCCTATATCACTCTCTCCCTCAATCAACTTAACGTCGACACTCGTATCGCCAAGTGTTGGATCCTCATACATTGCGTTGATGATGTCGTCTTCCAAATTGACGATGGCGGTATCGACAAGATCTTCTGTATCAGCTATCAGATGTGACCCAATTTCAATTGGCAATGTCACCCATAGATGGTACGGGGCATCAGCTTGGAATCTTTCCTTGCCGGGTCGAAACCCTATCCATGGACGAAGCGATGGGGACACTGACTGCCAATCCTTGATGAGTTTCTCAACCGTCTCTACATCTGACTTGTACCCATTGGCGACAGTAATCCCCTCAAGAGCCGTCTTGATAGCTGCGATGATTGTTGTTTTGTGAGGAGTAGCCATCAAGCTACCTCTTTATTTCTGGGAGCTTTTTTGATAGCTTCAGCAACATGTTTCCCAACTATTTCTCTGATTTGCTCCTCGGCTGCTTCTCGCGCTCGTTCCACATATCCTTTTCCTTTTATCGTAACAGAAGACTTCAACACATAATGTATCTCCATCCTTTTGACAACAAATTCCTTTGCTCCACTTCTGCCGAGTTTTTTCCATGTACCCTTCTCCTCTACGAGGAGAGGCGGTCTTCCTTTTCTTGGTATGAACGTCAATTGAAATCTAGGCCATTCACGAGGCCAAAGCTTTTGAGCTTTCTTGCTGATAGGAATTGCTAACTTTCTTCCGCTCTTCGGTACTATCGTTCCGCCTTCATCTTGAATGTAAGCATAGATAAGGTCTAGAAAAGCACCTGCACTTTTGATTTTACCCTTATCGCTTAGAAGCGTAGCTTTCGGATTTCTACGAAGCTGCCCCTTGCCTTTTGTGAATAATTCAGAAATAGCTTCCTTCAATTCACCTTCAGCATGTAGCGCAGCCTGCATTACTGCAACTACGTGCTCTTTGTCAACGTACCATGACAGATCTTGCATGTACTTGTCGAGATCGCCTTTGATCTCTTTCACAAGTGACTCAGCCATTATTCTTTCCCCAACCCATTGTGATCTCTATCTGTCGATAATCATCGTCGCTATTAATGGTCTCCTCTTCGTCGTCACTGAGTCCGCCAACATCAACCTCACACAATCCGCCGGCCTCCTCCATGAGGTCTTTGAGTAGATCCCTATAGTGTACAGTCAACTGTGATCTGGTGTTGCTCATGCCGACATTGCTTCTATCGGTCTTTCTGGTGAGCTTTGCCAGGATGTCCCTGACACACTTGATCGAGGTCACCAACACGTTATCATCGTATTCGCTCAATCTGTACTCGATCTCTTCATCGGTCAGAAGTGCATCGGCTTCTATTGTGTCTCCGATGGTGAGCCTAACCCTCTGCAATGCGGAAGTGCTGAGACTAGATATGTCCCAGGTGAACGTCATTTTTTCTTGGCTTTTCTTCTTTTTTGGATGATTTTGATATGCTCTTTTACAGATGGCTCAGGCTTAACCACCAAAGCTATATCCCTGGCAGGTGCCTTTGGTAACTGTTCCGGCTTAGCAATAACCACCTCTACCTCTACTTCGTCTCTGTCGATCTTGCCACCCTGGATCTTCTCAGGTTTTGCATGAACCGGCTCAGCCTTTTCGATAAGATCGTACACTTCACTCATCGGCATACCGGACACTAGTACTTCGATTTCTGATGCTGGTTCCCTCATCTCGACAACGAGTTTGGCAATTACCCTCTGCCTAGCAATATGAAATTGCGCCTCACGCAGCGGTACCCCATTTTTCAGCAAGTCGTCTAGACTATCGATTGGCGGAGGTCTAGGTTTGGGAACGACGTTCACCGGGGAGGGCTTTTTCTTTTCCTTCCTCTTGGCTGGGATACGATACGGAATGGAACGATCACCAGACCTGGCAATCGGTTCTACTTCGGGCTCGTCTCCATCTGGTCTCCATTCGATTTTGTGTGTGGTGACCAAAGAGCGCTTGGGGCGAATATCCGGCAGGACTTCGCCCGGCTCAAGCTGTTGGCCCTTGTACTCGATGTGTCTGAGGACTATGTAGGGCATAGCGCGCCATCCTTTGCCCTGCGACGGTTTAGCCAGTAGCAGCGTTGACGAGAAGAACGCCAGCAGCACTTGAAGTTTGCTTCATATCAAACTTCGAAGTCGCCCTAAACCATTCGCCGTCCGGATCGTTGTTGCGCCATCTTTCGATGATTGGAGCTCCAACACCGGCATTGTCAAACTTCTTCTGCGAGAATGTGTAGACCGCACTTGGGTTGTACTTGCTCGGGTTTGGTGCAACATACCCGATCCACATGTAATCTCCACCGATGTTCGCCATCGTGGCCGTCTGCCCCTCGGCGGCAGTGTTGTAAACCGCATCCATCACGAGGTAGTTTTTAACGCCAAACGCTTTTGCGAGCAGGTCGTTTTGAACAACCCCAACCTGGGTATGCTTGATCTTGTCTTCGGCGTCAGGATGCTCCGCGAGGTAATCATTGACCTCAGGGCCTACAACGATGGTGTTAGGCGGGAAGCCACCACAAGCCGTTTGAACTACCCTCTTGTAGGTCCTCACCGTTTTAAACGGGGTTGAAGAGTCATCAGAGAAGTGCACAAAGTCAGCACTGCTAGCAGCTCCTGTATAATACGTCCAATTGCTTGAATTGAACAACAGGGTTGCCAGCTGATAATCTCGACGAATCAAGATCTGCTGCGTCAAAAACTTCGTTGTGGCCTCTTCAAGATTGACGTCAGAATCTTCCCTGTCTTCGTCGAGGATGATCTTCTTCAATGGCCACTTGACACAATTGTAATTGGTAGTGGACATCGTGAACGTAGCCTCAGGAGACGAACTCTCTGGGGACGTCGGCCGAGTCTGCATTCTCAGAAAATCAGCAGAGCTCCAAATCGGATATGGATCACTAGACTTCGTGACAGAAAGTACAGGCGCCGCTTTGGACGAGACAAACTGGCTGTCCTCCTGAACCGCCCCAATTGCAATGTTGGTCAGCAGCCTGTCGATTCTTACGCTAGATCCAAGAGGTCCTGGCATTGTCTTAGCTCCTTCGTCGGCCTATGCCGTTCCTTCTCCAACCCACACTTTACGCATGCGGTGTGAAGATGCTGTAAAACACTTGAACGTACAGATTGCGGTCGCCCTGCGCACTGTACGGAGATGCACTGGACTTGATCACCAAATCCTCATCGGTATCTGGCGCGACATCCGTTGCGATCGGCTTCAATGTGGTGAGCGCTCCGTCTGCCCCCCCATTGAAAAAGTTGGCAAGAGTCAATGACACCGTAGCTCCACCGCCGGCGGTTTGATAGACGATCGTGGTGTTCTCGTTGTTGTCGTAGCTCGCAGCCCCACCGTAGATGTTCAGAATGGCCCCATGAAAGATTATGGCATCACCCGATGCGGCTTCCCCCGAGGAAACCAAAGCCGAGAAGTCTACGAGGACAACCGGTGTTGCGTTCAGCGTCTTGACGGCCGCAGCAGCAATCTCGACAGTAGTCGTCCTGATAAGATTCTTGCTGAGAGTGAGTGCCCCACCATCGGCGATAGTCGCATCACCCGAGACAGTCGCCCACTGAGGCGCGTTGGAACCGCCTTGCTGCAGGATGTCGTTTGCGGTGCCCTCGCCGAGTCTCGCAAGAGCTGTTGCGGAACTCTTGTAAAGGATGTCACCGGTGGCGTCCGAACCCACGGTGACATCCGTGACAGTGATGGCGCCCCCGTCAGCAATCGTCGCATCGCCTGACATCGTTGCCCATTGCGGAGCATCGCCGGAACTTTGCTGGAGAAGATCGGCAGTGGTCCCCTTGGCAAGCCTGGCTAGCGCGGTAGCGCTCGACTTGTACAGAAGGTCTCCAGCGGCATCTGAACCAACCGTGACGTCGGTAACCGTTACCGCTCCACCATCAGCAATGGTGGCATCCCCGGAGATCGTAGCCCACTGCGGAGCATCGGATCCGCCCTGTTGGAGCAGATCGTTGGCGGTTCCTTTGGCTAGCCGTTCGATGGTATCGGCCGCATCCCGATACAACAGGTCGCCAGCCGCATCTCCGGCGCTGGTCGTCGACACGTTGGTGGGTGAGCCTGGAGTAACGGCAGATTGGTCAATCCACTCCGGAGCCGTTGCCCCACCGTTCATTGCAAGTAGCTGAGCAGCCGTTCCTTTGGCGAGGCGTGCGAGAGCGGTTGGAGAACTCTTGTAGAGGATATCTCCAGCCGCATCGCTACCAACAGTCACATCGGCTACGGTGATAACACCAGCGTTTGTGATCGTGGCGTCGCCACTCATGGCGACCGCCGCAGCTTCACCGCTAGCGTTGCCGACCCATAGGTAGCCACTCGCTAGAGCCCTCTCTGCAATTGCGGTGCTGTCTGTTCCGAGCACAAGAATCGCCGGGATGATATCGCCAGTCACTCCATCGGACAACGCAATGGCGACGGCAACTTCGTCGGGGTCAGTCCTAGCTACCAGCGTAGCTGATGCACCAGTGACCAGACGATTGAGCTGCGAAACAGTGCCGCCAAGTTTGACTCTGCTGATTCCTGCATAACCTGGAGAGGTAGCCTTGTCAGCCGCATCTGGAGCGTTTTGCAGAATACCAAACGGCGTCTCGCCAAGAGTGTCGCACTTGACAACAGCGCCACTCGACAATTTGACAGCACAATACTGGTATGACGAAAGATCTTCACCGGACAGATAACCAGGGATTATCTTGACATCCTGTTCAAATGCTGGAACGGTCGCCATCGTCTTTCACCTTTCCTTCAACAGAAATTACCTGTTGTAGAATTCCTTGTTTCTTTTGTCGTATAGGTCCCGGTTCTGTTGAATTGCCTTGCTTACGGCTTGAGACTCAGACAAGCTTGGATCCGCCTCTTGAAGCTTCTTAGCGATTGCCAGAATCTTTGCTTCAGGATCGCTCATATCAGTATCGTTCCCAGCGGCCCCTGCGTCTTTGAATAGGTCGCTTCCCTTCACGACTTCATTGGCGTTCTTCAGAAGCTTCTCGATCGCCGCATACTCTTTCTCGGTCAAAGCCTTATTAGCGGCACGAAGTGTCTTGGCGATCTCTTCAGTCGATTGCCCGGCAAGATAGTTGAGCTCGGCAGCCTTCGATCGAAACTTCGCTACTTCTTCACGCTCGACCTTGTCGGCCAAATCCTTCTTGAGCTTGGCAACTTCTTCAGATGTCGTCTGAAGACGCTTACGCACTTCTTCAGGAAGAGACTTCATTAGCTCCTCTTCCTTCTTCTTCTCGTCCTCACCCTCGCCATCTGCCTGCATAGAAACAGGTTGAGCTGGAACGGCCGGTGGTTGAGGAGTAGAAACTTCTTTCTTCGCAGCTTCGATAGCTGCCAAAACAACAGCCCTGTATTCCTCTGGAATGTTGGCAAGCACTTCATCCAAGGTAAGCATGTTTTCAGCCTTTCCAGTCTCGGCCCCATCGCTCTGGCCAAGAAATTTTTTGAATTGCTCAACGAGTTTTGCAGCTATACTGCGCTCGTCATCGTCCTTCTCTCTTCTTTTCGCGATAACGATTTTCGGAGACACTTTGTCGTTACCGCTAGCGCCTTTATCAACAACAGAAATTTCATCAACGCCCAGATCAAACAGAGCCTTGACAATCTGACCGTTCCTCTCACCAACAGGGATTTTCTGAGCAGCGCCGTAAATGGACATCTCTTGCAGCTCACCAGACTTGACTCTAGCTTTTGCGGTCTCGTCCTTGAGCTGCATAGTCACTGCCCAGCCCTCTGTGTGATCCCCGGCAGGCTCATACCCAAGAGCTTGCATTCTCTCTTTGGTAATGATCATCGACTCGACGATATCGCCAACTCGGCGATCGTGCATCTCGCCGGCTTTGCCAGCACCGCCATCTAACACCAGATTGTGAGCAGCTTTCTCAAGCTCCTCAATCAGAATTAGCTCGCCATGATGGTCGATGATTGGTTGGCCGCCATGTCGGGCTAATGCGGCCCAACCAGTCACCTTCCCAGTAGACTCATCGTACTTGGCTACGGGAAGACTTAGGGAAAATGAGCTTTTCTCTGCGGGCCATTTGCCGGTTTGTTTATGAGTCAACCAAGCACAAAAAGCTTCTTTGTTAGTGACGCCAGGCCAATCTTTGGCCATGCATTTGTCCCATTCAACTGGCACTATCTGGCCTCTTCTACCGCTTCAGGGCACGTGCGGGGGAGGCCACTCAGATATCAATATTGTAAGCAGGCTAATCTACCTGTCAACTACACTGAGATATTCTGCGACTTACACCTTGGGCAGACGATGCACCAAGGCCTGGACAAAATTAGGGCAAGCTGCTTTTTACACTGAGAACATCTTGGACTTAGGTCTACGTGTTTGTCTGACTGAAGAATAGTTTTGCTTCCTCTCGCGGTATCAGATACGTGTTTCCCATTTTTCCACCAGGAAACTTCCCTGTCCGGATTGCTCTCATAATCTTCTTTCGAGGGACTCCCCATTTCTTCTCGGCCTCCTCTACAGTCATCATTTCTGATACTTCCTCTTCACTTTCATCATTATCTTCAATATCGTCTTCATCATCAATTTGTTCGACTGGCTGTAGCGAGTAGCTACCACCAAACATATCTTGTCCATTTTGTGGCTGAGGCAAAACAGTGTCCTCTGGCGCGCGTTGACTAAGACCAAGCCTTTCTCTAGCTTCCTCTTCATCCTTGTCAGTAGCTACAATCAAGCCGCCATTAGCCGCAGCAGCAACACTGTTGATCCACTCGAGGATATTTTCTTTCTCGATATCACCGTGTGAAAGTTCAGGCCAAAGCATTCTTGGAACATTGTTTAGTCGGCACCATCTTGCCACGGCGCTATTGTTTACAGTTTCCACTATCATGTCCATCAATGCGCCTAAGGCTATCGCAGTCATCGTTGTCTTGTCTGACGCAACTGCTCTACTGCCAGTCTCTAGATTACCCAGCAACGCAAATTCCCACAGTAGCGGAATCAACTTGTCTATTCTGTTTCTGACAATGCTTTTATCTATATCGATTGCCCTAGATCCACCAGAGCTCATCAGTCGGAATTTGAATCCTGTCTTGGTTCCATCAGGGTTGTCTTCCGATGGTATTAGAGCTCCTTCTAGTTGGTCTCGCTTTATCTTTCTAACTACATCGAATAGATATGTCCTTGTGGCTTTCTCGTCGGCGTTTGCGGCCTTACTCATGATACGCTGAGGAACTTCCATAACCGGGTATCCAACAAGATCCCGGTATATACCAACACCCTCGATCTCTTCCTTCTTGTTGCCAAAAAAGTACGGTCTGTAGCTGTTCCTCAAACCACTCCTTCCCATGGGGTTTCCGCCAGACGTTTCAAATCTAAGATGGATCAACCTGTGCATCGGAAGTTTAGCTAGCTTGTAGTTTGGCGGAGCTAGCTGCTCAGCGGCGACAAGTGTCTCGTCTGTCTCGTCATAGATCCACCCCTCGATGGTATCTTGTCTGCGGATCTCCCAAGATCTCCATCCCCACAATCCATCGTCAAACTGACTGTTGAAATACTTTGACTGATTGTCTCCTCTGCGGATTTTATATTTGATCCACATGAGACAGAACCCGTACTGAAAGGCCGACATAAGCTCATCGACGATTTGCCTCCAAGAAACTTCCATGTCATACATGGATTCTTCGAGTCTATCCTTCCAGGAATTAGCCTCTCTTTCGCAGCTCTCTTTTGTGCCATATCCGGCCTCAACAGCTTTCTTAACATCAGCTGGTTTTGGCACCCATGGTGCTTGCCTGATGAGTAGTTTCATGCCTCTGAGTGCGCCGCCGATAAGTGGATCATTGTCGCCCATCTCCCGCCACATCCGCATGGCTTTCGATCCTTGCAGATTAGGATCGAACTCATCATCGACTATACGGCCATAGCGTTGAAAGCCCTGACTACCTAGATCCTCAAGAGTCTCAACATCAAGCATGTCATCATTGACACTCATCACTGACTCCTCTTAACCATGACAACTCGGATAGCGCATCCACAGTTCGCGAGTTCTTTGATTGGGGCGTGTTCCATATCACCTGGATGGAGCATTTTGTTTCCCAGTGGAGTTATGAAAAATTTATCCATATCGATTGTGACCCTATTCAATTTGTCGTGTCTTCGATCACCAGCTCTAGTGGCATCGTTATGCGACAACCATCGCTTCATAGGTTTCCATTTTGTGCCTTTGGACATCCTATCTATAAGCTCATAGCCACGAAAAGCTCCAGTATTCTCAGCCATATTTAGCTCGGTCCTGGCAATCAACTGAGCTCGCTCTGGACTCCAAGCGTAAATTCTACCCTCTATATCTTCGCCATGATACGCCCTGCGGATTCTCCTCGCCATCTCCCCCATGCTTGGCTGCGGAGTTTCTCTAGCCGCGTCGCGAAGCAACCGCATGATATGGTGCCTAACCATGCGCTTGGTGGACTCTGATATGTCGCGAACTCGCTCGGCAGTCCATTTATCTTCGCCAAGAGCCGTAAACACCTTGAGTCGAAATTCCTTTGATGTGAGCTCGTTCCTGAGACGCTGCGGATCGATGATCCGGTTGAGCCCACGGATGTTGGTGGCGGTCACGCTGGCGTCCATAGCTCTCGCCGCCCCAAATCTCAAGATGATGTCGCGAAGTTCTTTGTCGATTGGGGCTGCTTTGCGGACAGGCTGCCATAGAGACTTGGCTATCGCCCACTCGCCTTTGCGCTGGACAAGGCTTTTGATTTGTCTGTCTGCCTCATCACGAGCGCGGCGAAGCATCCACCGCTGAATAGCAGTCTCGAACGGGAGGGCTTTCCTAGCTATCAGTAGCTCGTGAGATCTCTTCGTTGTGGCCATCAACTATAGGATAGCCATGGGGGGCGGCGGGGAAACCCCGGGGAGGGACTTCAGCTATTACGATGGTATTCGTAACAGCGCCAGAATGCCTCCCATGCTGAAGCTAATCTCTCATTATCTTCCTTTACTCGGTCTATCAAACGCTTGATCTCACCATCAGCAAATGGTTTCGTTGTCAATACTAACTTGTGCCCATGTAGTCCGTCTCCGAATTGGACGAACGTTGGTTTAGGATCCATGTTGCGCCTCCTTGTTTCATGATGGGGCAGGATTCGAACCTGCATTTCGTGGTATCGCTAACACGTCCAACCGTGCGCTATCACCAGCGTGCCTTACCACTTAGACGACCCATCATGGTACGTACAGCATAAGACTACACCGAAGAGCTCTATTTCGTCAAGAGTAATGAGACTCCCACTCGTTGTCCTGCTCAGGTTGCATCATGTATGGATCGATCGCAAACTCTTGGCTTTTGATGAGTGGAGCTAACGCATAACGAACAGCGTCCAAGCAGTCGTCGTGAAGCTTGACAATGTCTGGCAACACATCGCCTGTCTTCTGAACAACTTTGTACGAGTACAGCCTAAGTTCATCAATAGTGTGTTCGCACCTTGGGTGGACTACGATCCGCTTGTAGCTCCTGATGTGCGCTATCCCATCCTCCACTGACCCAGGCCACTTTTGAGCAGCTATAATTAACGGGTACCCGTGGTTGTTCATGTATCTGATGGTTTCGGGACGCGCACTATCTGCCCTAGTAGTGTATTGCCGAGCCTTTGGGATTTTGTCAAATTTGTCCGGAAGACTGTCGAGGTCTATACCAAGACAGTACACTTCATACTCAATCCATAGGGTGTCATCGTATACCCAGGATCTAATCAGTGTAGTCGGATGGACTGCCCCCCAGTCGGCCCCCTGGTATGGGCCAGCCCAGTCCTCTCCTGGAGTGAATGCTTCAACGACCCACTTGTCTTTGTAGACCTGTGCGGCTGAGCGTTGTATAGTCTCGCCTTCATACACATGCGCAGCAGTTTCTGGGTCCACGCTGAATAGGTATTTACGATGGCGACGGAGTGCTTCTGGGAACCATTTGTTATCCCTCCAGCTAATTCTTGCTACAGTAGCTTCATCCTTAGGCGGGGGATTAGCCACAAACATCTTATAAGTTGGGTCGTCTTTTTGATTTGGGTTGAAGCTAACCCATATTTCAGAACCTTCCTCTCGAATCGTTGGTATCAATATTTCCCAACTCAATTCGCTGATAGATTGTGCTTCTTCTACCCAGCATACGTTTATACCCTCATATGACTGAATCGCGTTAATGTTCCCGCTCAACCCATCGAATATGAATTCAGATCCATTTCTACCAGTGATAACTGTCCTCTGGATCTCAAAGAAATTGCCCAACCCCAACATTTTTATCTGTTTACTCAATATCTTGTGTACCGATTCGCGGATCGATTTCTGCAGCTCACGCGTGCACAAAACGCGTAGAGGCTTCTCCATTGCCTTGATCAAGAGAACACGAGCAAAGGACCATGACTTGCCCGCGCCTCGCCCAGAGTAAACTACCTTATATCGTTTTGGCTCAAATAGAAACTGGAGTTTCTCAGGTATCTCAATGTTGACCGTCATCACCCTCGCCGTTGTTACCCCCAACAAAGGTAACAACAACACGCCCACCCATCGGCTCGCCGTCGGCAATAGTGAGCTCGTTCCTGCGGCGCTCGGTCAACAGACCAAAATATCTACCCATCGAATCGAGAGCTGCTTGCTTAGGATGCATCTTGACTTGCACTTTACCGTTGGATTGAGTTACCGCCATAACGGCGCGCGCAGCAGCCTTCGGCCATTCGCTAGATGGCTTGACGACAAGCTTCCCATCGACGACTTCGGCAACATCAAGTATATTGGAGAACCCAAGCCTCGCCCACTCACGAACGATGTCAGATCCTTCCACTTCGGCAATTGCCGCCGAGCACGCCTTCATGTCTCTGATTCTGCCCGCAACCGCTGTGTTTAGTAGTAGATCAGATGCGTACTTGTTAGCATTCCTAGGCGCGTACCCCGCCGCAATGGCGGCATCCTTCCCGCTTTTGCCCTTTACGATCTCTTCGCAGAACTTCTCTCGACGCGCATTCAGCCGAGAGCTGTCTTTCTCTTTGGGATTTTTGTTGTTGAAACTCATACCTGTATTTTACGGCTATGAAACTGCTACGTCAACATGGCTTGATTCTACGTCTTGCATGTCGGTTATTCACTACTCCTGGAACAACTACCCTACCAACGTCTTTCGGTTTGACCAACTTCGATCGGCCCGCGGCGGTAAACTTCTGTCCGCAAGCGCAAGACCCATTGATTTGGTGGCCCTGTTCGTAGACCATCACAGCTTGTGGATCAGTAGTCTTGATCTCTTCTCCACACGTGGAGCACACACCTTCCAGTGTGTGAACCTCTTGGATATACTTGTGATGGTGTACTTCGATCTCGATCGGATCGTTGCTCTCGTTCGGAGCGGTCCTATGTAATTCGATCATTTACTCACCATCCTCTCTGCAAACTGAGCAGCCGACCTCTTGATATCTTGATCGCTCAGTGTCCAGGCTGGAGATACACCATGACGTTGGCACAAGTCAAGCAGCACCATCGATGTAGCTTGCTTCACAATGTCGCCAGCACATAGTACACCAGCAATTTGCTCCTCAACTGGGAGATCAGAATTGATTAGCTGACCGTTAATCATTGTGGCGTACAGCGCCACAATCTCACTCACCTTTCGAGTCGTGTATTCGGTTATGCTTTTTTCCGAAGACTTGGTCATAGTTCTCTCCATACTTGTTGTTGGTGTATCCTACACCGATGGTTTTACGTGGCTTGTTCGGTTTTGCCGGCTTCCAGCCTTTTGGTTTTGGTGCTTCTGGCATGTCTAACCTCAAAAGTCTTCATTAACAACACCATGATATGGTTCCCACTGGTCGTCCTTCGGTAGCTGACACCTAAGAACTCTAACCCTGCCATATTCGCCATTTGGTCCAAGCGTCCCGAAAACAACGACCCATATCATTTCCAGCCTAACGTAGCTGTTTATGTTCCACGTTTTGCGTCGTATTCTTCTTTCACCAGCATGTTCTAATTCAGTAATGGTCACCCCAACCCCTCCAGCACAAGACGCTCTCTGAGTTTTTTCTTTAACCGCACTTCGACTTGATGCAAACGCTGACGAGAGATGCCTAGTTTCTTTGCCAGTTTATCTAGCGGCCATGGATTGTGAGTCAGAAATCTGTATCTGATCAACATCCTCTCGTGCCTACTCATCGAGTCTAGCATGTCTGCGATCGTGGACCTCAATATCAAGTGCGTTTCATTGAGTGTCGCTTCCTCGTCAGGCTCTGCCGAATCACACCTCAGCATATCCATATGGGTCAACAATGACGAATCAGACAATGGGGCATCTAAATGAAAATCCCCCATGGCCAATCTAATCTCAGTATCGTCTTTTGGGAGGTCGCCTCGTTGATACTTGAAAAACGAAACCCTCTGCTCTTGTGTCGTGCCAAATCTCACGATGGACCATTGGTTGATAATAAACTTTGTCATATACGCTCGGATCCACCACGAGACGTAGGTTGCCAGTCTGTAGCCTTTATCGGGGTCAAACTTCTTCAAACCGTGCATCACCCCCTTGTATCCTTCTTGCACCAAATCGGCAAACGGCACCTTGTAGCGCTTGAATCTATGCGCCACTTTGTGCACCATCCCCGTATTCGACAGAATCAACCTATGGGCAGCGAGCCTATCTCCTGTCTCTTTGTATCTCTTCGCCAGCTCGAGCTCCATCTCCCGACTGAGCGGCTTGTCTGATGGAAGCTTCACTTTCCTAACCACCTACTCATTGTCTCGAAAGTTATCCGTCCAGAATTGCACATCTCGCTCACAAAGCCGTGCCATAGTACTCTACGCTCGATGTAGTTGTAAAGAGGTAAATTATATCGTTGTCTGAACTCGCGATAGGCGCTGGACCTGGTCACGGGCGAGCTCCAAAATGCTTCCTGGCGCACCTAACGCACAACCACAAGCCGCAATGCCAGCAGCGGTAGAGCTGCTCCCACTTCCTCACAGATCCACAACCAGCGCAAGGCGGTGGCACACCTGCAAACGCAACTCTGAGCTGGTCTCGAATCAGGACAAGCAGCTCACCACGCCTGGCAAGTGCTCTCTCGCGATCGTGTATCCAATCTCTGCTTCTAGCGAACTCTTCCGGGGTCATCGGTTATCCTTCTTCCATATTCAGCCAACAACAGCGCGTCAGCCCTGCCATGATGAGAGGCTTTCGTCATGTACTTTGCGGCGCTCGGGGACAATCCTTTTGCCCTCATAATAGAGGTATTCTTGTCTCTGCCAATCAAGCCGAACTCACGCTTCCATCTCTGCGGCGACGCTAGCTGATACGCAAATCCAAGAGCGGCAGCCACCCCGAGTACGATACCAAATGAACGCCCCAGACTGAAAGCCGCAATTGCGCCACGCTTCGACATTGGAAGTAGATCTTCGATGGTGACACGACATACACTTGGAAACGATTCCATGAGTGAGGTTAACCCTTCTTCGTCAACTTGCCTAACCTCCACCTTCTTGCCCTTCCTGCGGCGGAGCTTTGTTACTACGGGCATGTCATATATTTCAGGTCTACCATCACCGATCACAGCGATAGCACCATCTAGACCTGGGTCTATGCCGATGAATAGTCCACTCATGACCATACCCACCAGAACAGGCACACAACTGACGGAGGCACGACAAGCGGCACCATCCACTTGATAGGCATGTCGATGTCAAGCACCAATCCACCGATATGATTCGACAGCTGCACGTTAAATAACGCTAAAACTCCAAGCATCAACGACCAGGCCATCGTCAACCACCACCAACGCCAAAACCATTTACTCATCTTAATCATCTTGCAACCCATCCAAGAGCACAGCCCTGGTTCTGTCTACCTTCCACGATTCTAGAGATTGCTTTTCCGACCACTCGTCTATTGCCTCTTGTAGCTGGGAGATAGCAACGACATGTTCGAAAGCGTCTTCGTAAAACTCCTGACTCTCGAGCTCTCTGGAGATAATCTCCTCGGCGTTGAGAGTCAATAGCACCGTTGTGCATGCCCAAACGTATTCAGGCAACTCAATCTCTGCGCATGCAAGACAATCGGCGAGCTCTTCTACGTCTGAGTAATAATCACCGTTGTCGTATACCGGGCCGTCATACTTCTCCCATGGGATCTTCTCTGCGGATTCGAACGCCTGGCGCTCCTTGTCCTGCCTCTTTTTTTCTCGGCAAGTGTCGCATGCCGTCCATGGCTTCCTGCATGTTCGACCGCATTCGCAGATAACGGGCTCGCAGCATATCTCGGCGAGATTCTTTGTGTTGAATACTCGCCCACATTCCGGGCATGCATAGGCCACGACTGCGCCAGAGCCTTTGACGACAAGTTCTAATGCTTCTTTCATCCTTACCTCATGTCACCAGCCCCGGGGTTCAAATGCTACCGCAGTGCGCGCTGCCATAGCTCCAGGGCTGGTGGCAACTCATGATTCCACAAAGAGTCCGCCATGTCAAACGTGATTCTACTCAATCCTGTTCTTCACAAACGCATCAAGAATCACCTGGTTGGTGAGCTCGTCCGGATCACACACATCAACGTGTGAAGAAAATGCGTGCTCACCATGGTGCTGGAGAGACAAGAACGAAAAGATCACCTTCTTCCTAGCGATAGCATAACCGATGCACGCGGCCACATCGAATTCGAGGCAACCATCTATATTGTAGATATAGACACACTCGCATTGATCAATGTGGTCGTAGCTATTCAACACGTAACAAGCGATATCGCGACTTTCTAGGTCGGTCGCGAATGCGTTCATTTGTGGTCGATTATATCCGGCACCAACGAGACAGACATTCACTTCTTTTCCCTCAGCTCTTTCTGCTTCTTCTTCACACGCCCTTGCAAATACACAAGCTTTTCTTCTGCAGATGCATCCTCAGGCGGTCCGTCGTACGGTAGATCTTGCTGCATCTCATCCGGGTCAAGAGCACGCTCGCTTACCACCTCGCCTGTATCGAGCCGAATGATGACCTCTGCGCCGGACTCAAAGTCTTTTTTTCGTTCGACCTCGACCTCGCGAACCTGCTCGCCGGTACGTAGCTTGTCGAATAGATCAGCCATCCGCTCTTGCAAAGCGTCGATCTGCGCCTTTAGGGCAGCATTCTGAAGCTTGCGCTTCTCATCGAGTATGTGGGACTCATGAGCCAATTTAGCGGCCATATTGCCGCATTGCAACTTCTCACCATTCGTGAGTCGGACCGGTAGTTCCATCGTGTCTTTCATCTCTTCACCTCAAAGCTCGCGGATTTTGCGTAGCACTTCTCTCAAGTTTAGCCCATGCCTGTATTTATCACCCGTCCCCCAGCACGAGTCACATACACCTTTGGTCAGCATCTGTCCACCAACACCGTGCAGCCACGTGGATGTGTCTGAGTACGTACGAGTACCAAGCCCATGGCATGTCTCGCATGGAAACTCTACCCCTCGATATTCGACAAAGCCCCAGTAGTACCGCTCTTGCTCGGTTGCTGAATCAGCAATTAGTTGTCTAACGTCTTTCACTTATCAACAACCCCATCGCCTCGGTAATCCGCTCGTACAAGTCAGCGCTCAACGCCTTCGTCATATCTGGCGGCTTCCATCCAGGCGGCTTCAGTTGCTTCCCATCTTCCCGCTTCGGCCCGCCAACCTTCGCCCAATTCGTTCTGGAAACTTCGCACCAAGCGGCGTCAAAGTCAATACCAAAAGCTTGAGCCATACGGAGGCACACCCAAACGAGATCGGCGATAGCATCAGCAATCTCTTCTATGTCGCCACAATCAAGCGCCTCAGTAAGCTCGATGAATTCTTCATCGACAATGTCTGCAGCAAGATCTTGCTCTTTAACCCCATCGCCATACGACAACACCCCGGCATTCTGCTGAATGTACTGGCCAACAGCCTTGGACCAAAGCAAAACATCTTCGAACAGAGTAAGATTCTTGTTCATCGAAACATTCCTTTGTGCCACGCAGCAAACAATTCTCCGCGGACGAACCCAACTATGTGTTGTTCGATTAATTCCCTTACATTAGACGCATGCTTCATGGTCATCTTAGAGATATCGAATCTCAAAGATAATGTATCTTGGTGTTCAGTGAAACGAACTCTAGGGACAAACTTCATGGCCCACTCCAATGAACTCTTGGTCTGCTCATGTTCCAGAAGAGGTACCATAGCATGAACTATCAGAAATTGCTCATCGTAGCGGTACATTTCACTTCCCTACCTTCACTCCGCACGCATCGGCAAGCGTATACGCGACGAGAAGCTTGTAGTTATTATCGCAGGGGAAATCCATCCAAATAGCTGTACATCTCTCGCCAAGAATTTTTGTGTACGGGCATTCGCTGCAAGTGGTTGAGATAACACACAACGGTCCATTCATTCTTTTGCTATACTCAAAAAGCTCAACTTCCTCAGCAATCGCCCTCTTAACTTTATCAGTCAGCTCCATCTAAGATCTCCTTCTCCTTACCCATCCCTTCCCTTTGCAGGTTGAGCATTTCACTGTGTGCCGAACAGCGCACTTCTCGGGACGGTTCATTTTCTCCCCCCTACCGCGCACTCCCCACAGTAAACCCATTCAGGGGGCTGGCCACCTTTCTTCACTGGGCGCTCTACTGCATGTCCGCACTCGAGAATCAAATCCCACCGTCTACTGACACGATTCCCAGGGTAGCTGAGTACGCGCTTGGTACGCGCCCTGGTCACCTTGCGTTTGGGTCCGCGTGTCATCGCCTCAGCCCTTTCCAACAGCGCTCAGCGAAAGCTCTGTTCTTCGCCGAGCACAATAGCTCGTCCTTCATTCCACCATGACTGCGTTTAAAAATCAAGTAGACTTGGTCGTCACGATGAATTAATCTTAGAGACCCTGGGTTTGTACTCCCTTTTATGGACCTATCAGCCATCGACTGGCTTCACAAGACGTAGATAGCCGGGGGAGCCGTAGCGAGCACGAGGGTGAGTTGGTTGATAACATGACCAGGTGCCAAATTCTATAATGGAACTTGAATGAATAACAAACGAATGTTCTTCAACATGCACGCTGTCTACAATCCCGCTCACTACCCTTCCAAGATCCTGACCAACCTTAAGGCGATCTTTGTCCCCATCCCACCTCGGCATGCCATCTTCTAACAACTCAAACTCCACCTCATCGCCGACCTTGAACAACCGCGGCGCTTCCTCCTCCTGCTTGCCAGATAGCTCTTCTTTGGAGAACTTGTCCCAAAGTTCAGACGCAACAAGGTGGGCTAAACCGACGGCGTCCTTGATAGAAATAGGATCTTCCTCGGGTGTTGGATTCGCCACATATCCACCCATCCATGCAATCATGGCCTCGGCGATAAACTCTTTGCGGTCAGTCTTGCTCATTTCAAACCTCTATGCTTTCTGCGATTCAGGCTCTATCTCCATCGCAAATTCATTGCACACTACAAAGGCACGCAAACCCAGCTGAGCCGCATCCCATTTGATGTGAGCCCCATCTCGTCTTGGGGCATCGATTCGATCGGTGGATATCGGTAAACGACCTTCGCTAATCGCGACTCTAGTTCCGCCGAATAGCTGAATCGCTCTTTCAACGCTACGCCCAGAGAACATGTCTTCCGCTGTATGATGGCGGATATCGTATGGTCCAATGGTCATCACGAGTTCATAATGACAGAACCAAGTGTAACCGTCTTCCTCCACGTCGAGTTTCTCCCATCTGAGTTGTAGACGTGGCGAAGGCATTTGTGAGGCCTTGATGATAGGGTATTGTTTGCTCATTTAAGTCTCCACCTCTTCGCGCACTCTGCGCATCTTTCGTGTAGTAGCTTCCTTGACTCTCTCAGATCGACTCTACCATACCTGTCCTCCGGAGACAAATGCGAAAGACTCGGCATCGAGTATGGTGACTCGTGTCTGTACCCACGGCGAAGCATCTCTGTGGCGAGCTCGTCGTGTCGCCGTTTCATTGCGGCTGGTTCGATTTGACCTAGGCGGCCGGCTATTGAATAGCGCCTAACAAAGACGTGTCTGTATTTGTGTAATTCTGAATGCTCGCCGATCAAATGCTGCCGGCAAAGCGTTCTAGGATCGAGCATCCACATTCGCATCTCGAGCTCATATCTTTTTTATCCGAGCAGACCATACCCGTGTATCACGAGGAGCCCATTCCTCATACGTATCCAGCCAGCTCGATTCTCTCCCTTTCTCCCAATCATCCCTAGTATAAGCGCATCTACCATGAATCATCACTTCAAACGAGACCTCAGACAAGTCTGGCTGAGTCATAGTCATGACGTGCGTCGGTTCGAATGGTTTGTTTTTCATAGATCATCCCTTCTCATCAATCAACTCGAGGTAACCAGGAAGCCCATATGGATAGGCAGGAAACCTATAACCATGACTGTTGGTATCATACTTTTTGTATTGTGGCCAGCCCCATTCCCGTTTTTGGGCTCCTATCCTCCACTCGACAAGCACCACATTCTCACTGATGCTGATTACACGACCCACCGTATGGCTGACCATGAAACTCTTGAACCTCTTGTTGATACTCCACACGGGCCAACCTTCATCGTCGACCCCGAACCTGACCCGGTCGCCAACCTTAAACTTGCGCATGTCAACTGTCTCCTTCCCTTTCTGCCAGCACCTCAACTCCAGAGACAAGTACACCACCACTAACTGTAGCAGACGGTGCCCACTCACGTTTGATTGTCACCAACCACTGCTCATATGTTGCGGTCTGGTCGGCGAATGCTGACGCGTGATGATCTGCCAACCACCTAGCAAGCTCTTCCGGCGTAGCCATCACAGGTGAAATCGGAGTACCTTCGGAGCACGTCTCATACATCTGGTAATGCGTCTTCTCCTCCTCGGTCCACCAAGGCATGTAATCGTCTCTCTGTGGCGGGCCTCCATACCAATCTCGATACGATCCGCATTGTTTGGCCGAGTCGTATTTCTGTTGATATGGATGCTTGCCGTATCGCCACAATGAATGGTTGTGCCACCACTCTCTTTCTAGATCTTCGAATGGCTCGTCCAACTCGAGTAGCGGCTTGTATCGACTATCCAAACGCCGTGGGTGCTTCCAATCGGCTGGTACTCGTCTGACTTCTCGTCCCATCTTCATCTCCATTGAAATGGTTTTTGATTGAGCTCTCCGGCAGGAGCACTACCGGAGAGCTAGAGAAGCGGGCACTCTCACAGACCGGCCGAAGCCAGTCTGCCTCATTGGTCGTTGGGTCTCACGCCTCCGGCGGGCAGTGCGTCCAGCCCATGTCATCACAAACGAGCTTGGCCAACTCGTGACGCTCCTCGCTCGACAGCTCTTTGAGCTCGTTCGCTACGACTGGGCGATCTGGACCAAAATAACACCGAATTGCCTCGACGTTGCCGACCGACTTGGTGTTCTTGGGGGTGTTCACGTTTGTCATCTTCTTGTCTCCTGTTTGTTTGTCTATACAGTTTACCTCACCACACGGCGAGTGCAAGTCAAAGTGATCGTTTTCATCGCTTCAACTCGGCAAGCACAGCATCATAGACGGACCGAGGGGCAAGGCCTGGATATCGGGTCGCAAATTCTTTGAGCCACCACGCGGGGTGTAGTTCTAGATCCTCCTCGTCCACTTCGTTAATCTTGAGCCTTTCTAAAAAGGCTGCGCATCGTAACTGTTCCCCGTACGAGCACGCCTCCATCATGATCCGCTTGCACTCATCGAGAGCATCCTGGTCTCCAGCTAGGGCTGAGTCGCAGGTCTCCGAGACTTTGTAAGCGTGGCTTTGCTCGGCATAGGCTTGGATAGTCTCCACCAAAGTTTTGTCTTGATTGGTCACGACTGCCTCCTGAAAGACCGCTTCAGAAAATCGACGAATGATGCACGGCGCCAGCGGCGTTTACATACGACCACCACGGTAGTGCCGTCGACGTAGGTACCCACGGGCATCCAACCGCGGCCGGGGGGATCGAGCATCATCGAGTTGTTGGATGACCCTTGCAATGCCCACAAGTAATTGGCCTTGACGGCGCATCCGGCGGCTTTTGGATCCTCCTTGATATGGACTGTCATCTTCGCCTTCCTAAAGTTGGATGGCGCCAACCAACAACGGTTCGCCATCGCTACCTCTGTCGTAATGCAGCCACCCAGCCACTTTGCGCACTGGGCGGTCTTGCCCTCCAAAACCTCTCATCCAATCGTAGGCATCGCCCCCGTCGAGCAACCGCGCCACCGACACGCCATTCTCGGCTTTGTCGTCCGCGTAGTTGCGTGACACACCCGACTCGGGCAGATCCCCGTAGCGCTCCGCCTCGACCCAACGGGGCGCCTGCTCATCATTGTAGCCGGCATGCCAAAATAACCGCAGCACCGGGTCGTCCATCCAATGGTCCCAACGCTCGCCATCAGGCCCGTAAGCAATGTCCATCATGTCTTGGCCAGCATGGGCTTTGCCGTGTCGATAGGCTTGCTGCATCTCTTGCGTCGTCCTCATACTTAGAGTCTACGCTACATCGATTAGCGTGTCAAATAAATATACGGGGTGTGATGTTGATTTTGTTCCAGGTGTGGGTGAAGGTGGGTAGGACGTGGCAGACTCTACTGCTCGTCGTCGGCGCCGAGCCACACGAGATGCGTATCGCCGTCGCTCTCGTCCTTATCCCAGACCAACGCGGCGTCGCACTCTTCACGCACGCCCATCCACTCTGGGATCTGGATGCTGCCGTTACCCAGACCGACCGCAATGCTGCGATCGCTATCACCCTGGGCTGTATCCAGATAGCATCGCTGCTCGATCACCCATCGTGCTAGCCGCTCGGAGCACTCATAATTGGCGAGCTCTCGACAGCTCTCGTCGTGCCCGTAACCAGCCCAGCACCAGCAGTCAGCGTAGCCAAGATCCCACGCTGCACCGTGGCACGTGATCACCGAGCCATCAAAAAACGTGTATTTGTAGCTGCTTGTATGCCCTGTGTAGTTTCCGTCGATACCCCAGCCACGTTGGTAGCTTTTCGTTCCGCGTGCCGCCTCGCACAGATCGTCGAGACTCTGGCCATCTTTGGTTGCCCACACTTGCCCGTCCATGCCTAGCTGCTCTGCGATTTTTTCTGCTTGTGTCATCGTTGTCTCCTTGTTAGCAGTATCGCTGCTTGGCTCTACTACTAGTCGATATTCTGCAGGTTCTCGAGGTACTCCAGATCCGCATCCGAAAGTAACCGTCTCACGCTGCCCAGTCTGACCGACCCGTCATCCAGCAACTCGACGTGATCCCAGTGGGTGGCTATGACGATGAGCTCGGCTTCGAGCTCATTGGAACAATGCTCAAACACTACGTCTTGGATAGCCGTGGTCTTCATAACTTGCTCCTTGTTAGCGGTAGCGCTGCCTAGCCCTCCGGCCCCGCGGGCGGGCTGGAAGGCGTGGCAGGCTGGCTACTGCCCTACAGCGCCGCCTTGGCAGCGGCAATTTTGGTCTGTGTGGGGCCGTCGCATTCGGACGCGACCTCGTCACACCAGCTACGCGCGGTGTCGGCCAGTGCGCTGTAGGCCACCGCCTCGTAGTCCTCGCCGGCCTCGACTGCCGCACGAATTACGCCCACCGGCTCTGACGGTTGCTCTTCGCGCCAGCAATCGGCCAAGTCCGGGCTGATTGCACGGAAGGTCTTCTCGATCTTGATGCGGGCTGCATGGCGGCTGCTGAGGATAGCTTTGGTGATCTCTGCTTGTGTCATCGTCGTCTCCTGTGTTTGTGTCATGATCCTAGTATCGTCGATTGGGCCCGGGTGTGCAAGAAAAATCTACAGCAGAGTGTCGATTTTATTCTACGTGTAGGTGGATGTAGGTGTTGCTCAGATCGCCCAGGAGATGCAAGATTCGGAAAAATCCCCCAATGGGGGCGGGAATACAAGACTGGTTGTTAGACGCGTCTAACAGATTTAGTGTAGTCTAACAACGGGCTCAGGGCACACCTCTCGCAAAACAAAACGCACCACCACGTGAGTCGCTTACCCGTGAGTCAGTCTATGGACCGACCACACGGGTCATTGGTGGGGGTCTACGCCACCATCTACGAGTCGCACATGGGCGACAGGTGGCCCGTTGTCTACCCAGCCATGTCAGAGTGTCTAAAACGGCCGTATTTCCCTTGTCTTAGACTGAGGGTCTGTGTCTATCCTCTTCTTGTCTCTGGGACAGGACAAGTGGTAAAGGGATATCACAGATGCAGGGGGGGTAGAAAGCCTTAGAGATCAACATGTTGCATCTCTCAAAACTTGGCTCGATTTTACCATTTTTCACAGAAAAAGTCAAACTTTTCTTTCACGTAGAGATTACGTATAGTTACAAGCGATGCGGCGTGTATTGAGTATATCATTAAAACGTTTTAGTAGCCATTCAAATATATTAAGTATATCCAGTCTGACATCCTGACAAAATTTGTAATAATGTCAACTAGCTGATATTATTATGATTTACAGCGATGCGGTCGATACCGCTTCTGTCCCAGGGTCCGAGCCTTAGCCGCCGAGTGGTGCGAGCTGTTGACGTAGATTGCCTCAATGAAAGCGGCTCGGCGAAACAGAAAAAACAACCCGTCGGCCGCCGGCTCAAGGTCGCATGGCAGCCTTTTGCCCTTCTCAGTGCGGGTCCACACGATCGGTGCTGAGCAGCTCTTGCACTTCGTAACGGCGGTATCTGATGGGCGTTTGACCTTACAGCCATGCTCTAACTCGAGAGCCTTGATCTCAGCATCTGACATATCCTTGAGCTGCCGAACCGCGCTGGCAGACCCCCCAATACTACCACGCCTCCGTCTCCAAGATTTCTGAGCTCGGCGCCTGACGTAGTCTTGTGCCATCGCTATCTTTCACGCCGAGCCGGAAACAATCTCAGCCGTCGTCCATCGAGCTCGCATCGCACACCATCAATCTTGCCATGCTTCACCCAATACGCAATGGAGCTCTTGGCCGACGCTGTCGATGCGTAGTGAGTAGTGATACCGTCGATGAGCTCCTTCATCGTGATCCCTGGCTGATGCTCAACAGCTTTACGGATGCTCTCGCACGTCTGTTTGAACTGAGTCCACCGTCGTCCATCAGCATTGCCGGCTTCGGCGTATGTACGATGAGCATCGGTGAGCCGGTCACGGATTCTGTCGGCCAAGGCTCTACGGTTGAGACGTGAGACCACGTTCTCCTTGACATGTCCGCTGGGCGGATATTTCAGAGGGCTGGTGACGGACAGTGCCCCTACATCGAATTTCTTGCAGACACGAAAGGCAAATTCGCGTCCGGCGGACAGGCGGACCTCTGGCACAGCAATCGACACGTAGTGTGCATACCTGCCCCAGCGCTCAGCTTGCTGGATGACCTCAAAGGTGAGGCTACGTTTCGTTTCGATAACCCATACCATTCGGCCATTGACAGCGACAATGTCAGCTACCCAGCCAAAAACTTCTACCTCTTGGTACACGTCCCATTGATTCTCTCTGAGGTAGGTGACGACCACGCGGGCCAGGTCGACCTCGGTCCTAGGCCAGCTCTTTTTCACTCAGATCACTCCTTTGGCTCGCTCAGCCTTGAGGTCTTCTCCGCGCTCCAAACTCCTCTCTGACGATGGCGAGCGCTTGGTCGCCCACGGTGAATTGCCGAGCTAGGGTCATTGCGCGGCGAAGGACTATCTTGGGTGGTGGTATGGAGTTCAAAATCCCCGTCTCGCACTGCTCTTCGAAGACCTCCACATAGGGACATCCATCACAATCTCCACCGGAAATGTAACATAGTGGACAAGCCCCCAACGCGAATTCGTCCAAAGCCGTTGCACTAGCCCACCGTCGTACGGTGAGCAGCACTGCATGTTGTCGTCGTTTCATCACTCCATCTCCTCAACCGACACAATGTTCTCTTCCTGCACATCACAATCAAGCTCGCCAGTCGTCACCCAAGCGCTGTCCTCGCTTTCCAGCTCTGCCTGATGCGCAAGCCCAGTCGGAGACCTCTCGAGTGCCAGCGCTCGAGCCTCTTGCTCCGAATCAGCTTCGACAACCGTCACCAGAGTGATAGTTCCTGTAGCATAGACTACCCAGCGTTTCATTGCAGCTCCTCCTTCGGGATGGCCAGAGCTGATTCGATTATCTCCGACAGCTCGAGCAACTCATCACTCGGCTTCGGAGCCTCAGCACCAAGACACCTGTAGCAGACGAACTTCGCTCGCTGTCCCTTCGGTCGATCGCGGAATAGTTGATGCTCTACTCGGCCGCACTTCTCGCATCGCATGAATGACCTCGTATTTGCTACCCAGCGGTTCACCGCTCGCCGCTCCTTCTTGTCATTTCAAGTTCGAGTTCTTCGAATGCGTTTTCAAGTCGTCTTATGTCATCATGATGTCTTGTTAAGCCAGATTCATCACCACCATAGATAAAATGCGTGGGCTGGTCACTACATAACATCTCGCGCACCCAAAAACATGCAAGTCTTTTAGCTTCACGTTCAGTCACCGCTTGATCTCCTTTGGCTCGAAATCCATCAACGGATGACAGTACCTGTAGGCTGGACTAATCATCGCTGCTTCTTTGCTGCCGAACCGAGCCGCGTCGGTCAGCCTCTTCGTGCACCGCGGCCCAATCGGACCATATTCAGAGAAGTATGCATCCACATTGGCGTCGTAGAGAACCCAGTAAACGAACTTGCTCATCGCTCACACCCAATCACAGAAAAAGATAATACACTAAAGGTGGTACTAAGATACCAACACAGACCATCGCAAAACCCAATACCAAAGTAGTCAAGACAATCTTAGGAAAGGACCAGGCTTTCTCTATTCCTCGAATCACCATACCCCACCCAAATACAAGACCTGACAAGAAAGCTAAAGCATTAAACAAGAGCGTTAGCATAATCCACCTCAAAGCAAAAGGTACGCAGCCACGTAGGCTAGACCGTGGCCGATTTGGCAGTAGCCAACCACCATTACCGAAACGCATATTAGTCGTTCAGATAGCGACCAGCCGTTATCAAGACCATACTTTGTGACATACCAACCGAGCATGATGCCAAGTCCAAAATGTATTCCGCCCATCACTGCCTCCTCACCAAAACTTGAACCCGAGCAACTCTTCGCACTTCGCCCGGTCGTTAGTTAAATCTAGTCCCCAATTTGCGAGTTTATCACTGGCCGCGCTGAGGACTTCCCCTTCGCTCTCTCCTTCCTCCCAGCCATCCCGAGACATTGAGACGACTAACCGCAACACCATCAACCTGGCCTCGTTGAGCTCCCGTTTGAATCTGTCTCTCTCTTGTTGAGTACTGTCGCATGCCTCCAGGACCCCGTAATCCGGACCATGCTCGCACAAATAACATACATGCCACGGCTTCCGCTCTTTGACAGGGGCGGCGGTGGCAGACGTCTTGGGCGCTTCGACCAGAACCGTAGAGTCTTCTTTCATGATCCACATATCCCCTTTGCCAGGACCTTCTTCTGGCCGTATTGTGACACGACCTGTTTTTGTGTATCTATCTTTCGATCCCTTCCCATAGAAGGTCCCTCCCACGGGAACCTTATCTAAGGTTGTTTGTCTCAGTTTCATGCTGTCACCTCCTTCAACAGGTCATCGATCTTCTCGCAGAGTGCGTACCATTCCTTGAAGCGAACTGTCGGAGTGAGCTCAATCTCAGTAGCGACAACTTCCCGCAATAGCTCCAGCATCATGGGTGCAGCAGCTAGCAGGCGGCCGTTGGCGTCTTGAATAGCTTCTGCCTCCTCTCGGCTCATCTTGCATGCCCCACATCCTGTGCCAGTCAGGTGCCCCCAACCTCGGATATCGGCTACAAGCATACGATCTTTGCCATAGGGGTTGTCAGCGTAGACTTGAGCACCACGTGGTTCGTACTTCCAATCACCCGGTGTGTGCTTAGACATGGTTAGGCTCTCCTCCACAATTCAAGGCGGATTCTATCGAACACCTGCAAGGCACCATAGTCTAAAGGCTTGACTCGATCTAAGCTGATTGGACCCATGATGCCTTTGATGCGAATCATTGCTTTGCCGGCAAGAACAAATGCCTGGCTTCGTGTCACTGACGATTCATACGACGAATGCCCATAGGGCCGAAAGACCATATAGTCCACTTGCCCACCAACTGGCACATGCTGATTCCAGAGTTGCACTGCCAAGGCGATGCCACGCGGGTCTTCATCGTCGAGCTCTTTTAAGCGATGGTGATGCAAACCCCGCCAGCGCTTCTTGACTCTCATTGGTCGTCCTCCTTGGTCTCTTCGTTGGGCTTCACCTTCGGCTCCCACCCGCTTTCCTCGTAGCACTCGCTACAGGGGTAATCCTTGTCTAAGTCCAGGTGCTCGAAGCGGCACGTCGTACACCGGTTGTCGTCGAGGGGGAGTTGTTGTTTGGGAATCATGTCTGCCTCCTTTCTCGATCCTACCACACCGCCTCGCTATCTTCCACCATGCTATCGAGCCACTCCTCGACCTCAGCCACACTGTACAGCACCTTCTTGCCCAATCTCTCGGCCTCAGCCTTTTCAGCCTTGGAGCCGCTTGAGCGACCCCACCCAGGAATCAGCAAGATTGCGTCGCAAGTCCGCAACAGACTCATGGCTGCTTCCAACCAAAAATCGTCCGGCAGCGAGCCGTCAAAGAATCGGTACATGGTATGGGGGATTCGTGGGATGGCGTTGAGTTGGGCTACATACAGACCAAAGGTCTCCGCATTGCGGATATTGGTCTCGACGTCCCATGGCGTCTCTCCCCTGAATGGCCCTGCGATATAGATGCTCTTCATTTCGCTCGTCCTTTCCCTTTGCAAATAGGGCACTTCTTCAACACGATGCGGCTCTCGCCTTTTCTATGGCATGCTGGACACCACCAGCTTAGCTTTGCCTCCCTGCGGATGAGCATACCAGCTAGATTCTCATAGTGCAGCTGTTGCTTTTCCATTGTCTTTACCTTGGTTTACTCACCTTTCTTAAAGTGTTTTCTAGGTTTGTGCTGTACTTCCATGATTGTCGGGGGTTTTTTCCGACAGGGAGACTAGGGAGTGAAATACCTATATTTTTCGCTTAGTTACTCGTCTTTTCGAGATTTCTTCTCACATTTCATTTCGAGGTCGTAGGGACAGTTTGCGACAGCCAAGCCGACTTGGTAGGCGAGCTGCATTGGTATAGAGATGATGGTGAGCTGTCCGTTGTCTGGGTGCTCTTGTGAGAGTATCACTGAATCTTTGTCACTTTGGATGGTCAGCCCTGTGAAATTGATCGGTTCGAATTTGACATCAGCCACTTCGGCCTCCAGACATTCCGCACCCCAGGCCGGCTGTGAGAGTCGGGGGGGACTACCGGCCCAGGATGCGGAAACTCGTATATGATTGGTTGTTGACTCTCACCCAGCCATTCTACAAGACGGTGGGGAAGGTGTCAATGGAGAAGTGCTAGCCAATTTCTTTGTCGCAAAGTCGAGCTCGGACAAAGCTGTCTTTGGCTTCGAGCAGCTTTCTGAGGCCGACAGTAATCTCCGGGTTTGAGATGCCTTCTTCAATCACCAGATGCTTAACGACTTGATTTGCCAGCTCACAGACAGGTGCAGAGACCTGCCGCAGATCTTTTGGTAGATGGTCGTACTTGAAGAATTGCAGGATGTGCTCGATGGATTTGTTCATTTGTGGTCCTTTCAAAAAAAAGGGCCAGGTTTATCCCGACCCTTTCCCGGTAGTTTTTAGCTACCTGTAAGACGTTCAGAGATCTTCTGAGAGTCTGCCATAGCCTAGTGTCCCCGTCAAGCAAAAAAAAGGGCCAGGTTTTACCCCGACCCTTTTCCCGACTTACGTCGGCTCCGTTAATCAACATGTATGTAATCTTGACTATCACTCAACCATGTGTGACTCCTGCTTTCGGCTGCGAGTTTCTCTTTGATTTTCTCTTCACACTGTTTGTACCACGCTCAAGAAGTCTGCCATAGCCTGCTATCTCCGTCAAGCGAAAAAATCGCATGGTGTCTTTTTTCCTCGCTCGAGCCCGTCGCGGATTGTAAGCATCTCTTTTTTGTGACGTGCAGGTGGCATCTTCGCTTCCATGGCTTTTTGGATTTCGAATACAGCGGTTGCCTCGTCGAGCAACCCGCCGGCTACGAGCTTACCGAGCCACGCGGCCGAGGCGAAGACTGTCATGTGTCGGTATCCTTCCGAAGCATCGTGGATGTTTTGAATGGCTTTGCGAATACAGCCGCGGACGAATGCGGTGTGGTGATCACCCTGGACTGCTGGTTTCGGTCTGAATGCCTCTTTGGTGCGAGCTCGATGGGTGGCGAGGTCGACGACGCAGTTTGGTAGGACGACATGCGGTGGACCTCGTAGCATGCCATCGCGGTGATTGCCTATGGGGTCGGGGGCGCCGACGAAGACTGGCGTGGCGACGTAGTGTGGTTGGACTGGATTGAACAGGCTAACATCCACGTGGGGAATATCCTGTAGCCACTCTCTGAGGGATTTGTTACAGGCTGGTCTGTCTACCCAATACCATAGCTGTAGGCGTAGCTCATTCCACGGCTTGACTCCAGCGGATGCTGACCACCGGTAATAGCAGCTCACGCCGAAAAAGCAATTTGGCAAATAGGTAAGCACAGCCCACCGTACGGCGTTGTGCAAGGTCTGGTGATCAATCCACCGAGGGGCTGGAGCCGAGTCGAGATCGACGGTCAACCAACGCCGATCAACATCGACGATGTCGGAATCCTCTGGCAGGTATTGTCGGCGGACGGTCTTGCCCTGCGTTGGCTTGCCTCTAAGAGCACCTCTGATAGCCATGGCGCGTGGGTCGTGGCTGGCGCGATGAATCAATCGTCCCAGCTGTGGAATGTCGTCGATGCGTCTTGTGTAAGCCGCGAAGTATTTGCCAGCGTTATAGGACTCGGTCTGCCATTTGTGTCTGTCCCACTTGTGGATCTTGGTAGCTCTGAGTTTTGGCCTACAGCGGAGGATGACGATGGAGTCATGCATTCAAGAAGCTACTATGAGTGGCTAGCAGTACTTAGAGGCAGTCTCCCCATCACATCCCTTTCCACAGCAGCAAGTGGCCGTATTCGTACAGCCACGGTTTGTCAAGCTGGTTACCAGATAGGATTAGCGTGCTTGGGAAGTTGGCCCCTCCTTTGGCGCCTACAAACCGTAGGCGGCGCCTGAGCACGAGCGCGGTGACATCCATCGTGGGAGCTGGAAGCTGTCTCCAGTGATCCTGCTTAAAGATCAGGAAAGACCCTTTCGCCCCACCGGCTATGCAGTATTGCCATGCCTGCCAAAACTCCTTCACCAACGTACAAGGGCCGGGAGGATTACACCATATCGTATGGCCTGCAGGTACATCAGGCTTGGAAGGGCAAGGGTTGTCTGCTGACCAATAACAACGCGCCTTTACATGATATAAATTCGCCTCCGCGCTACTTGCCAAGTCCACATGTACCGTCCCGTAAAGCAGCTTTGATATGTCCAGCACCCAAGGTGGGGTGCCCCATTCACTTGAGTAGGTGCCACGAGCAATGGATGTGTGGTCGCATATGCCAACCGCCTTACTTGTGGATGTCACTTCACCACCTCACTCCCTTTTCCGCCTTCTGACAGTAGGCTCTCGCCAGCTATACTGCATCCGTTAGGAGTTTCCACGTAGTCAAAGCAAAGATCGCTGAAGTGATCCACACAATTTTGTCCTCCTGTTGAACCGAGAACTGTGGCATATGGTAGATTTCTAAACAGTCTAGATCTACCCATCAGGGAATGTTCGGTGATGAACACCAGATACCACCCGCCTTTGTTGAGTTTGATGCGACGTTTTGGCTTGGGCTTTGGTAAGCTTGAAGACGGCCTATCCCAGCATAGCGCCGTCTTGTCGCACATTTCGCACATACCATAACTTTGGCCAAAAGCATGTGGCCATTCGTTTCTAACGCGGCACTCTTCGCAGTAGAACATCACTTCACCGTCCAAGGTTTCTGCATCGTTTACAAAAGTCAACTGGCTTCATAGGAGAAATGAACGCCCCACATCGTGGGCATTTGTTGTGCTCAGCGGCTCGTGCACGTTTGTAGCAATCGTTACAGAGCCATCCGTATTCAGTATTGCTTGCGCAGACTGGACAGAACACGTTCGAATCACCAAGATGGGCTGATGTATTGTGGCATGGATTTCCATCTGACAAATCGAATAGTGCTCCGCACCGACAGACGCACGGCTCCTCCATGGTTTCGATTTGCACAAGCGCGGCCGGTGTTAGGATTGGCATCGCTTCGCCTTCTCGGTCTCGACCACGATCCTGGTCAGATCAGCCTCGACGAGCTGAGCATCCACTCCGACTAGATCTGCGTAAGCGACGCAGAGCAAATGGAACGCTTGAGTACCTGCGCCGATCGCCCACCGTGCGTCTGCATCAGTTGCGATTCTGTGAAGCAGATGCGCAACAGCTTTGTCGGCTGGGGTCATCTGTCGAGTGGCTCTGTACTTGTCCATATCAGATCATCGTCACTTTCTGTAGCTTGCCAGCCTTTCTGGCAATGTTAATCGTCATGAGTGTACCAGATCGTTTTCGCCCATCCCAGAAAGCTTCTACCATATCAGACAAGAAAACTATTCTTTTATTGCGATCTCTGTAGGACGATCCTGGTGGCATATGCAAGATGGTTACGATAGACGAATGTTGCTGCATTCGATCCAGAAAAAGTCCACTTACTAATTTTGCATCACCTGGTACGACTATTATTTGTCTGACATCTGGATGCTTACATAGCAAGTACTCCGCAATGTACTGATCGATTCCGACACATGCCCCTGTAATCGCAACCGCCATACCTACGTCACTGCTTACTAACTCGTCCAATCTAGAATCAACTATCAGTCGTTGTTTTTGCTGACGGTGACGGTCTTCCTTGAGGAGTACAAAACGCGATCCGGTAAAACCAATTCTGGTACGGGGCGGAAGCATTACCCTTCTTCACTTTCGTTTTCTTCTCGCCGCTTGTCACATTTCTTCTCACTTCGGCAGACATACTCCCCATGTAAGTGATACGGAGATCTCGGAACGTTCTCCACTTTCACGAGGGCTGATGGCGGGAGAAGTGATCCACAGATACAGCATCTACGTTTCTTTCTCATCCCTCTTCTCCTGGCTCTCGACCTCTGGTGATTGATGCTACCACACTTGGCGGAGGATTTCTCCATCCATTCCTGGAGCACCACGTAATCACTTGACTCGCCTGGTGAAAGGTCCAGCCGCGCGCGTCTAGCTTTTTCGTCGCAAGGAATTTCACCTGTCCATACGTAGCTAGGCCCTTTTCTCGTCGACCAGCAAACTCGGCGAGGAGCTTCGATGCCTCATGCTTCGACAGATTCACCGGAGCATGCTTTCCGTGCTTGCCCATCCATTTAGCGATTGCCCGCATTTGCTTTTCTGTAGCTGGAGCAATCCCATACCTCTCGCTGAGGTAATCCCGCTTGACGCGAAACATGGTGAAGGGGTTGAAGTCCTTCACGTCGTACTCGACGTCGCCAACGATACTGGCCCGTCGACGCTTTGCGGATTCACTCAGATCGTGTGCGATCTTGGCCTTGGCTTCTTCAACGGCTTCGTCTATTGTCTTCGGCTTGTCGGACTTCTCGATCAGCTTCTTGGCCTCTTCGAGTTCTTCGGGGGAGACGTTGCCGCCGAGGATATCGGCAGTGCAAACGAGCTCGTGTTTGCCGGAGTTGCCGACGAAGTCTAGGACAAGACAATCTTTCTTTTCTCCAACCCTACAACGCTCGCCACCTCGAGTCCCCCGCCCAATCATCTGGCAATGAAGTGAGCGACTCTTTGTGGGACGACCGACGACTATACATGAAACGTCTGGCTGGTCGAATCCTTCTGTTGCGATCTGCACGTTTACGAAATACTGCCACTTCCCCTTGTCGAATTCTCTGAGCAACTGTCTGCGTTTTTCTTTTGGGGTTCCGCCATGGATGACCATAGATGCTTGCTTGCCGGCATACCTATCGATGATTTCGGCCAAGCGCTCGGCGTGGGCAACCGACGTTGTGAATACGATCGTCTTTCGGTCACCCGCACACTCGACAGTTGGCTTGGCTACCGCATGCAGATTCTGTTCGAGCTGCATGAGCTGCTCTAGCTCGCCCTGGTTGAAGTCCCCGGCAACGGTGTGGATCTTCGAAAAATCCATTGACTCGACTCGGATAGTCTTCATGGTGATGTTGCACAGCCAGCCATCCCGAATCGCGTCGTTGATTTCGTACCGGTACGCGACTGAATCCATCACCTGACCGAGTGACTCCTTGTCTAGTCGGTCTGGGGTTGCAGTCAGCCCGATTATCTTCCCTTCGAAGTAGTTGATTATCTTTTTATACGTCTTCGCAATAGATCTGTGTGCCTCGTCTATGACGATGAGGGAAAACTCACCTGGATCCCATCTATCCAAACGTCTGCTACGACTGAGTGTTTGGATAGACGCGACTACATGCTTACCACCTCGAGCATCGGCCTTTGCTTGTGCCTGCTCGATGTCAGGCCACTCGCCGGTAAATTGCTCGATGCGGTTGGCAGCTTGCTGAATAAGCTCGTCACGGTGTGCTACGAACAGACACCTACCCGAGGACCTGCGGATGAGTTCGCATGCCACTTGGGTTTTGCCTCCGCCGGTGGGAATCAGAACGAGCGTTCCTCGATTCTCTTGCAGCTCCTTTTCGACCGCCTCGATCGCCTCGATCTGATAGTCGCGTAGTTGTTGAGATGGTTGGAAAATCTCAGGCTCTGGTAGCTGCTCAGGCTTGCCAGCAGATGTATTGAAGAGATTGATTTGCGAGGTCATGGTTGCCGACCTTGGCTTAACTCACTGGAAATTCAGGACTGATTTGATAGTGCCAGCGCACGATGTCAGCGGCTAGCGATAGAGTTTTTGTTTTTGCGGCATAGTCGTGGTCTGCGGCTGCGTAGGCGCTGGCAGCGACATAGTAGGCGCTGGCATTGGCGGAGAAGGCGATGTTGGCAAAAGAGATGGTGTCGACGGCGGTACGGATAGCATAGTAGACGGCGCGAACAGCGTAGTAGGCGGCGCTGGGTACGTAGCTCGCATCGCCAGCGTAGTAGGCATAAATATTAGCAGTGTTGGCGGCGTTGTCATAGTAGGCAATGTAGGCCGTGGCACGTCGTACATCCTCAAACGTGCATCTCCCATCCGCCCACGAAGACACCGCTCTCTCGCACCGGTCCATGGCCGTCTGTACATCTGGCGACGCATACTGCCGAGCAAGCATTGCTACTTCCATCGCGCACGCCACCAGTTGTTTCCGACCGTCTCCAGGAGGACCAGATAGCTTACCAGCCAGCCAAAGCATCCAGTCGCCGCGTGTACAGACACGCCAAGCCGTTTCTAGATCCGGCTGTGTCTCGCACCATTCGATCGCGTCTTCACACGCGTTGATTTTCTTGAGCTCCTCTACGAAGTGCATCCTTTACCTCACCAATCCAAATCGTCTTCGGTAAAAGATGGCTCCTTCTCAGCTGTAGCGGGCTTCTTTTGTGGATCGTAATTCACCTCGGCAATGAATCCAACCCCTACACAATGGGGGCAATCATTGGTGTTGCCTGGATTCTTGCCCGTGCCGTTGCACCACTCGCACAGAGCTACTGGGCGATAGTTCCAGGCTAGCTCAGCGAATTGCTGTGCGCGCTTGTGGAGATCGGCCGCGACTGACTTCGGGATGCCGTTGAGTTTTTCGATCTCAGTGAGCTTGAGTTGTACGCCTCGCATTATGGTATTGATATCGTAAAACAGCGCCTTGGTTTTGCCCCACCGATCACCCTCGCTCTCGGGGATTTCATTGTCGTAGTCGTCGATGGTTGCCTCGGGCTCATCGGGTGGTGGTGGATCGTCGGGCTGCTTGGGAGTGACGCCGGCTTCGGCTGCCTTCGTTTTCTCGACGGACCTCTGTACTGCTTTTTCCGTCGCGCCTGTTTGCTTTGCGACCTGACGAATAGCTTCTCCTTTTGGAGTCTTCTTCCTCCCAGGAGACTTCTTGGGTTCTAATTCTGATTCCCCCCCGTCAGGGGATTTTTTCGAATCTTGCATCTCCTGGGCGATCTGAGGCGCCCACAGGTCCACAAGCTTTTTTCGCATGGCATCCAACTCTGACCCCTTGTAGTGGCGCCGACAGAGATTTTCGACGATCACCTGAGCGTCGTGCTCCTCACCAGTCTCGACCTTTTCGTCAACGATCACTTCGACGCGGTTGAGCCCGAGTTCGCACACTGCCGCCCAGCGATGGACACCATGCTTGATGTGGCGCCCAACTACGACAATCGGCTGACGTAGGCCACATTTCGGAATCGACTCGGCGATCGAGTTTACGAGGTCCCGATCGATTACGTGTCCCTTCGGTGGGATGAGATCCTTTGGATTGACGATCATTGTCTTGCGTTTTTCCATCGTTCACCTCTCACCTACGTATAGGAAATCGCTTGCCTTGGCCTTCAGCGCTTTTGCCACTTTCAGCAGCGTCTTGACTGTGACTTCTCCAGTCTTTTCAAGATTGAGAATCGTATTTGGATTTGTGTCCGCGCGCCTTGCTAACTCTCTGATAGAGAGTTTTCTCATCTCCCGAGTGCTTCTGACTGCCTCGCCCATTTTTTTCAGACTCATCTCATCCTCCTGTGGTGCATATTTAGACACACTTAGATTCGTTTGTCAAGCACCAATAAAAAAAGACAAAGAGCTACTACATGCTAGCACGAACGTATATATAGATGGTGTCTGTCGAATTTTGTGCTTGACACTAGATGTCTGGTGGGCCACAGTGTCTGAAATTGAGACGAAAGGAGTCAGGATGAATTAGGTGCACATGTTTTTTGAAATGGCAGTAAGTCTGCCTGACTGGTGGTCTTGGGTGCTATAGTGGCGACCACCAGTCAAGCAGCTTTACCGTGAGATGGCAATGCGGGATGGTACAACTGAAAACTCAAACATGGTCTTCCTGAAACGCTCCGTTTCAGAAGCAATAGAGAAGACAAGAGATAGCCAAACTGCGGTCTCATTCCTTGAGGATGCCGCTCGCAAAGACAAGCTACTCTGGCGGCTATTGACTGATCCGTTCCTTCGCCAAGCTTGTCAGCAAGCCATCGATGACTATGTCCCAATCAAAATCAAAGAGCATGGCAAGAAGAAAGAGAAGAAAGAGAAGAAGCCAATCCAACAAGACCAGCGAGGTAAACGGCTAAGGCATGCGGCGGCTTCATTGATGGACTTCCGTTTATTGGATGGATTACCACTTGGGTCGGCCATGAAGGGCGATGTGCTTGCGACCGCAGCGTCATACGATCGTGTTGCTAAGAGCAAAGCAAGGCGTGGGCAATGGCTAGCAGCCATCGCAGATGGCATGCCAGACGATAGACCTGTTTCCGAAGTTTTTACCGAAACGGATCTGAAGCGGTTCATGAGGGAAGTATCGAAGTAATTGGAGCCAAAGAGGTGATGTTACCCATTCGTGGCGTGCTCCAATATTCCTGGCAGGCCATACCGGCTCTGTTAACCAAACTGACCGTGCCTGCCAGAACCACTACGAGCGAGGAAAGATATGAGCAAGACCAAAAAACCAGTGAGGCCCATGGAAGGAATGTCTGCTCAATCCGAGTCCGTTGGCCACCTTGCCAATGATACCCAAACCAATTATGCCGGCGGACTCGGTCCTATCTGCGAAACGTTGCGCGAGCTAAAAGCGCAGCGGAATGATCTAGTCCGCATAAAAACAGCACTGACGAATCGTATCAAGGCTGTCTGTCGGAGGTTTGTCGACGTCAAGGGGAAGAACGACAAGAAGGGATTGAAACGCGCGGACGATCTCTATAAGAAGATCTGCAAGATTCACAAAGGTATTGGCAGCCACCAGGAGAGTGATTCCCAACATATTGCTGCTGCCGATGTAAGCCTTGGTGGCCATGAGGAACTTGAACACCATCACGGCAGTGCCACCAAGGCTTACCTTTGGTGCAAGCCAATGTTCAACGCTCGTGATACAATCGAGCGTTCGGAAAAAGTGCTTCGTGCGGACATGACAAAGCTCGCTGCCAAGCTTCCTGTCTGCTCATGGGTAGATACTGTAAAGGGGTTTGGGCGCACAAATCTGGCATGCATCATCGGTGAGACTGGTGACTTGTCTCTGTACGCCAATCCAGCCAAAGTGTGGAAGCGGCTAGGGCTTGCAGTCATTAGGGGCAAACGACAGTGCAAGACGCTTGACAGAGAGCTCGCCATCGAGATGGGCTATTCTCCAACCAGGCGGTCTGCTGTGTGGACACTGGGGGACTGCATAATCAAATCCCAAGGTAAGGGCGAAGACGCTGGTGAGTATCGACGCATATATGATACGAGGAAAGCGTACGAGCTTAAGCGCGATAAGAAGATGACTAAGGCCCATGCGCACAACAGAGCAAAGCGCTATACGGAAAAACTTTTGATCCGCGATCTCTGGGAAGAATGGCACGCATTAAACAACAAGGAAAGCAACAATGCCAAAGCTTAGATTCGTTGTGACAATGACTATTGATGTTGATCCATCCAAGTATGATAAATACTATAATGGTGCTAAGACCATCCACGAATGCGCTGCGGCAGAACAGCAAAGCTTGGATAACGGTGATACGGATATTCTTGATTATATGGAACTCCTAACTCATGCGAGCACCAAGGTGGAAGGCATAGAGGACTGATTATGATCACCATAAGATGCAGCTCGACCGACCGTGCGCTACAATGTGCCGGAAGCCTCATTCCAACTGATGCGCCATATTCGCCGAATAACCCAGAGGCGGTTGAAGGTACAGCTGGCCACGCATGTATGCCGAGATCTGTTACTGGCACTGGCCCAACGATTGAACAAGTAGCCGACAGATATAGCGTCGACCCAGATGTGTTGGATGGCATGGCTCGGCGAGCTAGCGAGGCGTGGGAAGAGCTTGCAAAGTGGTATCCAACCCCAAACTGCGAATGCCATATGGCTGCCGATCTATCAGACGAAATCACTCTACGCGGCACATCGGATCTCGTCAGTGTGACCGGCCACGCCGTGCTCGATTGGAAGTTCGGTTGGTCGCCATCGGAACATCCGAATCAAATTCGTAGCTACGCCTATCTATTGCGTGCTGAGCATGGCATGCCAGATCGTGGTTACATACTTGGCGCAGAGGTCTGGGTGCGGATCGGTGAGGTTCGTATCCACAAGTTTCGTAACGAAGACCTTGACCGGCTACAAGAAGAGTTGATTGGGCAGGTTGCCGAGCCAAACCAGTATGGCCCGAGCTATGACGCTTGTCGATACTGTCCGCGACAGATGAATTGCGCGGCTAAGGAGGAGTGGACACGTGCAGGTATTACAGCACTTGAGTGTGTGAACGATTCGATACAAACAGCTGACAATGATATTGCTACGACCGCAGTGATAGCTGGTCTCTACGATAAAT